TACCATGGCGAGCGCGGCGGAGGCGAGCGCGTCGGCGAAGGTCGAGCAAAGGTCGGCTTTCGCCGCTTGCCACCCGGCTTCGACGCGTGCACAATATCTCTCGCCGAGCGCGGGCGTAGTTCAGTGGTAGAACGACAGCTTCCCAAGCCGCTTGCCGTAAGCCTATTTCTATCAATAAAATCTAAGTCTTACGGCTGCCGCCAACAGCGTCTACGGGATTCGACACGTAGGTTCTGACCTGCGGGCAACATTCCAATCCAAATGGATTCCGCATGACTGTTCCGAACGCCATATGGCCGATTCGATAATCGCCATCTTCGCGCGGAGCCGCGCGTTGCAGTGCCATCATCTCCCTTTTTGTCTCCTCTAGAGCGCCAATAATAATCACCGAGTTTGCGCAGAACCACTCCCCGCAGTGGTGATGATTTTTCAGTTTTGAGTGCGCGGTTCTTTCAAACATGGCTGCATATCTACCAGGGGCCGCAACATATGCGACTAAATGCAGGTCCATTGGATTATTCAAGCGGATAGCGGCTACCCTGTTCGCAGGGTTTGTGGTGCGGCCGATCTTTACAAATGCGCCACATCTGATTGCGTAAATAAATTCCTTCGGTTCAAATTTTGTCATTCGCTGATATATTCTGTTTCTTGCTTTTGCCATTGCCGATGCTCATTTTTTTGTTCGGGTCGTCGACTTGACCTCCCCGCCCGCGGCGACGGGATTCCCCGCATCCGCCTCGGCGACGGGAGCCGCCACCGGCGCGGTCTTATTCATCGCCGCCCGCAAATCGTCCTCTGTCGCATGGGCGTAGCGCGCCGTCGTCGTGATCCGCTTATGCCGGAGCATCTTCTGCGTCAGCTTCAGATTGCCGCTGTCGCGCGTCAGGCGCGTCGCGGCGGTGTGGCGAATATCGTGTAGCCTTAGATCGGCCTCCGCGAGCCCGGCGGCCCGCCTCGCCCGCCAATAGGCGGTCGAGAGGGTGTCCGGCTTAATCGGCACGCGCTCGCCCTTCCTGAGCGACGGATGGCGATCCTTGAGCTTCCCGGTCGCCTCATAGGTGAAGACCATGGTCGAGTGCCGGCCCCGCTCGCCGCGCAGGATCGCTAGCGCCGAATCCGGCAGCGGCAGATAATCGACCGTCCCGCCCTTGCCGTGCACGAGCAGCCGGGCGCCGTCGAAATCGACTTGCGACCATTTCAGCCCGCAGGCTTCCGCCCGCCGCAGGCCGGTGATGAGCAGGAAACGCAGGATCGGCCGAAAATCGGGGCGCAGCGCGGCGAACAGCGCCGTTTCCTCCGCTTGCGACGCCTCCCGGATGCGTTCCTGCGCTTCGGCGAGCTTGTGGGCGCCCCATTCGACCCGCGCGACGCGCTGCCCCCAGAGCGCGGCGCGGGCGAGGATCGCGCGCAGCGGCTCGGTGACGGAGCGGTTGACCGTCGCCGGCGAGACGCCCTCGGCGCGGCGGGCCGCCACCAGGCGCGCGAGCATGTTGTCGTCGATCGCGTCGATGCGCGTGCGCTGGCCGATCTGCGTCTGCAGCCAAGCCAAAAACCGCTCGATGTCCCGGCTGTCCTTGCGATGCTGGCCGCGCTCGTTCCACCAGCGAGTGGAGGCGACGGCGAAGCTCATCGGGCCTTCGCCGCTGAATTCCGCTACTTCGGCTTCCTTCGCCTTCCGGAAGGCCGTGATCCATTTTTCGGCGTCCCGCCGGGTCGTTGCGCCCGTCGAGCCGCAAAATCTATGACCTCGGATCTGGAGGTCATAGAGCCATTCGCCGACGCCGGATCTTTGGTAGAGGCCTTTGACTTTGGACATGACAGGCTGGTCCGCAGCTGAATGAACGCCTCGAGATCGGCCGGGCGGAGCCGATAGGCCGGGCGCTCGGCGAGCCCGACATTGACATAGGGCAGTTTCCCGCCCCGGATTAGCTCGCGCAACTGCCGTTCGGACACGCCGAGCAGCCCCGCCGCCGCCGCGGTCGAGAGCAGAGCCGCGGATAATCTGGCGTCATGCGTCACGGCGCGCCCTCCCTGACCCTGCGGCGCCTCGGCAGATATCCCCGATCCTCACAGGGGAGGGCAGGGCCAGCGGTGTGTCGCAATCGATCTCCCGGACCATCTTCATTACGCTCCACTACGCTTCACTACCGCCGGCGAGCGCCCGCTCGATCGCCTGGCGCTTGCAGCGCTCCCAGAGCCGGCAAGCCTGCCGCAGCTTGCGACGCCGCCTCTCCATCGCCACGCCGATCCGGGCGATGATTTCCTCGGCGACCCCGCCGTCATGCTGGAGCGCGAACTCGTAGCCCTCGCGGTTGATCGCCTCGCATTCGTCGTCGGCACGGCGGAAGGCGTCATCAGATTGTTTTTTCATCCGCTTCAGCTTCTTGTCGACGAGCCGCCAGTGCGCGCCGCAAATCCATTCCGAGAATCGGCCGTCGTCTCGCGTGGCCCGCCGGCAGAACGGGACGCAGCAGGGGAGGCGGGTCATTTGCGCGCCGCGTCCTCTTCGTCGATGGCAATCGCATCCCCGATCCGTTCCAGCGCGGAAACAGCGTATCCGGCGCCAGGGTCCGAGCGAAGGTGCTTGCGCAAAGCCGGATGGACGATTTCGGCATTTTCCCGCCACGCCAGTTCGGCACGCGTCCTAGCTGGAGCATCGCGCGTCGCTGCTGGCGCGCCGCTTCGGCTGATGTATTTGTCTGCTATGGACGCCGCGTCGCGGACGCGTTTCTTCCTGTCCATCACGGCTTCCCCTTTCTGAGCTTCGCGATGATCGCGGCGCGCGCGGCCTCATCCTCGACCACGATCGTCTCGCCGTCCTCTTCGCCACACTCGACCACGACATGCTGGCGCCCGGCGATCTTCACGACCTTCGTTTGCTTCGGCTCATCCCAGATGCACGCATCGCCTTCAAGGCGCCGGCCCTGCCGAACCCAGATCCGATGCGCGCGCCAGAACGGCGCGCCCTCTCGCGGCTGCTTATCGAGAATGTCGCCGTCCTTGCTTACGAGATAGGGGCCGAAGCGGTCGCTGTCTTCGAAGCGGAATGTCTTTCCCGCGACGCGGATCGTGAACGGGCCGGCGCCCCATGCGTCGATGTAGGCCCCGCTGGCGGCGGCAGAGAAGTGGCCGAACTCTTTCGTCATCGCTCGCCCTCGGGAATTCGCGCATCGAACCACTCGGCTTCCCGCGCCAAGCTCTCCGCTGTCGGGAAAAGAAAATAGCCATGGCAGTCTGTCGTCTCGCCTGGACAGAACGCCTCTCCCGTCTCATCTCGCGTGGGCATGCATCTGGTGCCTGCTTCGTCTTCCGTCGCCGCGCCACAACGCGGGCACGGCGCGCGCTCATAGATCAACGCAGGTCGCGGCGCCGTCATCGCGGGAAATTCCTCCACAATTCAATATCGGCGAGCATCTGTGTCGGCAGTATCGGCTCCCATTCGTCCGTTTCGTAAGATGTTTTCTTCCATAGAAGCATCGTCCCGCGAAGAGGCCCGGGCCGAAGCCAGCCCCTCCAAACGAAGCGCGGCTCAATGCCATGCGGCGCATCGATGGATTCTTGCCCATTCGACGGCGAAAACTGATCGGCGCGGTAGCCGTGCTCGGCAATCAGCGTCCGCATTGCTCGCGCACAGTGCTTTTTCAGAGTGCGCCGATTCATCCCGGGAAGTCCTCGCTGTCCAACGTCTCCCCCGGCTCCAGCGCGGCGAGAGCGCCGGCGTGGGTGAGGCGGAACCAAACCATCGTCTGCCCTTTCGGCAACCACGACTCCGCGAGACCGCGCTGCTCCATATCGCGCCACGTCGCGTAATCGTCGCCGGAGCCGACGACGTAATAGTTTCGATATGAGAACTTGCGCCGGTCGAGCCCGAGCGCGTGTATCGCGAGTTCGCGCTCGCGTGGGGTGAGGGTCGCGGTCATGGCTCAATCCTCTCGACAATCATTCGCGTGCAATGCGGCGCAAAAAGATAATAGTGTCCGCCTGCAGCACGGCACTTGTCACCGGCAGGCGTGATGGCTTGCCAAATTACAGCGGCAATGATGGAGCCGAACAAGAGCGCCATTGGAAGGTCGATACGCTTCATGGCATTTCCTTCATGACCATGCCGGGATTCGCCTCGCGCACGGCCGCGACGAACTCGTCACGGTCGGCCTTCGATCCGAAATAGAGGCAAAGTGGTAAAGCGTCGTCGAGACGTTCATCGGCGGCGCGCCCGCGCTCGGCGAGAACGAAAGCGACCAGATCGTCAACCGGATCGCCTTGCCTCATCATCGCGTTTTGTCCCATGCGCTGATAGAATTCCTTGCAGCGCTCGCGCAGACTTTTCGTCATGGTGCCGTCTCCTCGCATTCGACCCCGATCGCAGCCAACGCAGCGCGCCCGAGCGCCAGCGCTTCTTCGTTCTCCGGCGCAGCCTCGATAATGCGGGCGATATCCCACGCCTCGCCGCCGCTGATCGGGGCATGCGGCGGATACATGGCAAAATGTTCGAGTTCGCTCTCGACCCCGTATTTCGACAGCGAGTAGTTCAATCGCTTTCCGCACCTCATGCAGGCCCGTGTAGTGTCCTCGCCGCGCGCATCTGTGTGGCAGGCGAAATGATCGGCGCGCTTCTCGCGCGACATGAGACGGTGCGCTCGCTTCAGATGCTTCTCCGCGCATTTGTGGCACCACAGATGCGCCTCATCCGAATAGACCGATTTCCCGTTCGGTTCGCGTAGGTTGAACTCGCCAACGATGTAATAGGCGTCAGCGGGACGGAAGCCTTGCTTGCGGGCGAACTTGTCGAGCGCGCGTTCGATCTCGTACCCGGTCATGGCGTCACCTCTTCGCAGACGAGCGTGCGCCCTTGCGCGTCCAGCGTGTCGATGTTCGCGCGGATCGGGCGGGAGGTGATGGCGGCGACGAAGGGATTCGCGGTCCAGGCGTCTTCGCCATGCCGATGCTTCCAAATCAACTCAAACGCCCGGCGTGCGCTAATGCACGCGTCTTCCCCGTACTCGAGAAGAGCGCCCTCTGCGATTGCATCCGCTTCGCTGATATCCTGCAAACGCTCGACCTTGACGCCCTCCACGATCAGCGTGAGGCGTGACGCCCACCGCGGCATGTGGATGGATGGGCGCAACCGTGTGACGTAGCCCTTTATTCCATCGCCTTCCTGCTCATCCGGCTCTGTCAGCAATCTAACCGCATCGTGGTCGCTTGGGCTGAATCCGTCAGGAAAATCAGGGTCCCAACTATCTGTTCCAGAACTCCCGCCGTAGCATCTGAACCATTCAATTTCTCCATACGAGTCGCCGTAATCGGCACCTCGAAATTGATGGTTCTCGCGAACCCACATCCGATCGCCCGTCTTGGCAGGAAGGCGCAGCGGACGCCATTCCTCGCGCAGCGGCTCTCCGCGCGGGCTGGCGAATGATGGGGGCGACCATATCGTCTCGACCTGGCCCCACTCACCCGACTCGCTCTGATGCGGAACGCCGATGTCGATTACATTCGGGGTGAATGACCGCGGCTGCGGCTTCAATACGTGCCGCGTCATCGTCTTGCGGCCATCGAGGAGCGCGCGGATCATCGGCGCAGAGTAGATAATCGGGCGGTCAGCCATGAGCCAGTGCCTCCTGCGCTTCTTGCGCGAGCGCCGCGCCCTGTTCCGCGTCTCGGAAAATCTCCTCGTTGCGCTTGCGCCATGACTCGTCCGAAATGCGCTCGCGATCATCGAAACAGCCGGCGCGCATCAAGCGCGCCTTATTGGTGAGCCGGCGATATTCCGCTTCTCTCCACGCATGAAGCTGGAGCCCCGCTCGCGTGCTCTGGTCCCAAGAGAAGAGCGACAAGCGATTGCCTGGGTCGTTCAGGTCGGCGCCGAAAGCGCGCTTGTTCCGCCACTCGGCTTCGTCGCGTCGCTCGGCGTCGCGCTTCTCGATCTCCGGCAGATGCGCTTCGATAAACCGAATCGCGAGCGGCACGAACGCCCGCGCGAATTCCATGAAGCGGATATCGTCGGCCGACGCCTGGACGACGCCAGGGAGCCCAGTGATCCCGCCATCCGCCGTTCGATGGACGAGCGACCCGCATCCGTTCGGGAATGTTGCTTCCGTCGCCTCTTGCCAGTCGGGCGGCGAAAACGCCTCGTATAGCCCGAAATGACCCGCCTTGCTGCCCTCGGCGCATGTCTTGTAGATGATGGCAAACCAGCCATCGCTGGCGCGCCGCTCGATCTCGGCTCCGCGACCAATCTGTGCCTTCATCTCTTCGATGGTCGGGACGGTCATAGCGGCAGCTCCGGGTTAGAGCGCGCCGCCTCGATCCCGGTCTTGCTCTCGCGGCCGGACAGCATCCATTTTGCCGGCGTCGGCAAAATGGTCGGCGGAGCCGGCTCCCAGTCGAACAAGCCGAGTTGCCCGCGCGCCGGGATGAAGTCGCATGGCTGCGGATCGGCAAGAACGATCGCGCGCGGACCGAAGAACCATAGCGACCTGCTCTCCTTCACGATCCCGACGACGCGCGCCGTCCCGATGATTCCGCCGCGCGCCAGTTCGATCGCCGGCGGACAGGAGACCCCGACCATCTTGCGAATGAAACCCGCGGCGTCATCATATTCGTCGCGCGTCATGCCCTTCGCCGCATGAATTGCGATGCGATCGACGCCCGCGAAGTTCATGTGCCGGATGCTCGCCTGGGTGCGGTTCTCCAGCGGCTTGCCGAGAAAGATGATGGCGTGCGCCCACGGCTGGCGAATCGAGAGCGCCTTGAGGCCATAGGGGATCGGGACCTCAACCATCGGCCGTCTCCTCCGCCATCTCGTAGTGGACCAACGCGCGCATCAGGTGCGCCCTGGCATCGTCCAGGTCTTTGAGCGCCTGCTTCAGGCTATCGGGCGAAGAGCCGCTGGCGTCCGCTCGGCGCTGCGCTTCGAGGATGTTGCCGAGCGCGTTCCCGCAGCTCTCCCCGGCATAGTGCGTCCAGTTACGCGCTGAATGGACGTGCTCATCAGTTCCGCTCGCCATTGCTGCCTCCTTAGATCCGCATCGGCATGAGCACGATCAGAAGATCGTTCGACGCAGTGGATTGCAACAGCGCCGGCGATCCCGCATCCGACATTGACACGCGGACCTCTCCGCCCTCGATCGTCTGCAAAATGTCGGCGAGATATCGCGAGTTGAAGCCGATCTCGATCGGCGGGCCGTCGTAATTGGCCTCGATCTCTTCGACCGCCGAGTTCTGGTCCGATGCGGTCACGGAAAGAACCAGCCGGCCCGGATCGAATGCGAGCTTCACGGCGCGGCCGCGCTCAGTCGAAACGACCGAGACACGATCGGCGGCTGCCGCGAAGGCAGCGCGGTTGACCACCGCGATCTTCGTGCCGTTCTCCGGGATGACGCGCGAATAGTCGGGATAGGTGCCGTCGATCAGCTTCGACGAGAGCCGCACATCGCCGATGTCGACGCGCATCTTGTTCGAGGACAGCGCGATCGTGATCTCGCTCGCGCCCTTGCAGAGCTTCTCGATCTCCGCTCCGGCCTTCCGCGGGACGATAACGGCCGGCATTTCCGCGATCCCTTCTGGCGCTGCGGTCTCGATCCTGGCGAGCCTGTGACCATCCGTCGTCACCATGCGCAGCACGCGCCGACCCTCGAGCTCGACGCAGTGCAGAAACGCGCCGTTGAGATAGTAGCGTGTCTCTTCTGACGAGATCGCGAACTCAGTCCGCGCCAGCATACCGGAGAACACGTCCGGCGACATGCTGAAGCGGGCCAGCCAGTTGTCATCCTTGATGACTTCCGGCCAGTCTCCCGCCGGCAGAGTCGCGATCTTTGCCCGCGTCCTCCCGCTGCGGACCTGGAGCATCCCGTCGCTCGCCTCGAGCGCGATCGAGGCGCCATCGGGGAGCTTTCGCACCAGGTCGTAAAGTGTCCTCACGGGAGCGGTGAGAGAGCCGGCCCTCTCGACCTGGGCCTCCACGGCGACGCTCAGCACCATGTCGAGGTCTGACGCCTCGATGCGGAGCTTTCCGTTCTCGACGGCCAGCAGGACGTTCAGGAGAATCGGAATCGTGCTTCGCGCTTCCGAGACGCGGCGCGCCGGCTCAAGCGCCTTCAGCAGCGCGGATCGGTTGACGGTGAGCTTCACTTCGCGCCTCCATGCTTCTCGACGAACAAGCGGGCCGCGCGAACAAACTCAGGATCGGCGTGGAACTCCCCATTCATGATGTCCGGCCCGTCTGGGTATATGTCGCGCCAAATCTCCACTTCCGAGACCGGACGCATGATCTCCACCGCCTCGGCAACCGCGCGCTCGGCCTGCGCGAGGCGGCTGTCCTCACCGAAGCCATGAATGCCGGCGAACGCAAACGTCTTCGTCTTTCCGTCTTCCGGATCGACCGCCTCGAGCAACCACTGCGGCTCTTTGTGCCACTCGTTCGAACCGAAGAAGATACGGAGCGGGAGGATGTCGCGGACGCGCCGCTCGCCGCGCCAGTTCGTGTAATCGATCGTGAGTGGCGGGGCGATGTTCGCCAATTCATCCGGCAGCGGGTTCGCGGCCAGCGCTTCGTCGATCGCCTCAGGAGAGATCATGAGATCGGTATGGCCGGTGGCATTCTCGACCTTCTCCCCGCACGCGCCCGCTTCCGCATCCCGGAACAGTGCGCGGGAAACGGCTGCGGCGCGGCGGGTGGGGGACGGCAGCGCGTCGAGATGCGCGAGGGCTTTCGTCGCGGCGTGGTGGGCGCATGCTTCCTTAGGCATCATGAGCATGCATGTTGTGCCGCATCCGCACGAGATATTCGCCAGCGCCTCCAGCAGGTTCGCGATCGTCTCGCGGGCGGTCTCTGCGCTGTGCCGCCAGTCCTGCGCTTGTGAGAGCGCGTTCGTCGCGAGTCGTCTCGCATCGTCCCGCTCTTCCTTCAGCGCGTCACGCTCCGCCACCAGCGCCGGCAGCTTCTCGGCGATGGCGAGGGATCGGCGCGCCGATGCGACATACTCGCTTTCGTGCCCGCCAAACTCGCGGTTGCTCAACTCGCCCCGCACGAACTCGATCATCTCAGCGATATCTTCTCGCGTCACGTTCTCAGCCATCACGCCGCCCTCACGTTCGCTGTCGGTCTTCATGATCTCTCCCTCAGCGCGGCGTCGCGCGCTGCGTTCAATTCCGCCATCATTGCGTGAGAGCCGCCGGCATCGGGATGGCGCTCGCGCGCGAGGCGGCGATAGGACGCCTCGATCGCCTCGCGCGACGCGTCCGGTCTAACCTGCAGGATGTCCCACCATGATTTCGCGCCGGGCGGCGTCAGCGCCGCAAACCCGCTGAACATCTCAGCGACCGATGCAACGCCGTGGCGCTCGATCGCCCGCGTCGCTGCAATATGCGCCGCGACCGCCGCGATGTTCGAATGGACCTCGCGATAGGTGTCGCAGGGCAGACAATGCGACTTCCCGCGAAGCTGGAAATAGACCGCTACGCCGGGGTCATCTGGTTGACGCTGGCCTGATCGCGGGAGACCATCGAGGCGGATTTCGAGATTGCTGCTGACGACCGCGTATGTCGCGCCGATCCGATCGAGTTCGGATTGCAGGCGCTTAATGGCCTCAGAGACCGTCATTTCTTTCGTCGTCTGCCACGTGTTCGTGCCGACATATTCCTTCCGGCTGAACCGTCCAGACTTGCGGTCGATAGCGCGCGTGCGAGGCCGAGATGCAGGCCACTGAAGAGGATAAGGCGCGATCGTCATCGTTCTCCACCTTCAACCAATTGCCCGCAGACCCGCCTGGGCAGCGGCGGCAGAGCGCCCTTGTCGATTGCCGGCTCTCTCTGGCGCTTCGGGAAGCCGCGCGATTTCAGTCGTTGCTTCGGGACATCCGCGCCGACGTGCCGGGCCTCGATGCGTTTCAGCTTCGCCGCGATCTTCGTGTCTTTCGGGTTCTTCTCCCCGAAGCATTCCTCGCAAAGAAGCTGCGCATTCTCGATCACAGGCTCGCCGCCGTGCGCGTCGGCAATGACGTGGTCGATTTGGAACCGCTTCGCCACGCCGCCGCAGAGTTCGCAATAGACGACGTTCCCGCGCATCGCCCTCTTGATGACGGCGACGCGGACCTTCGTCGGGAACTCTCGGCGGCGGCGAGTCATCCGCGCACCCGACGCTGTTCCAGTTCATGCCGCGCGGTGAATAGGACATCTTCGTCCATGTCCTGGCGTAGGCACCAGTCCAGGTAATCGCTCGGAACCTCGCTCCATTTCTTGCCGGCGTGCTTGCCGAACCTGATCTTGGTGAGGAGCGCCGGCTTGCTCGACCATTCGAGAAGCTGCGCCAGCGTCGCCAGCTTCAGCTGCTCGAGCAGAATAAAGGCGGTCACATAGGCGTCTGGAAACGCGCGATGGGAGAGCGCCGCGCGAGCGCGATCGAGCCCGGCCGGCTTCAGCCAGTAGCGGAGCGCCTGGTTGCTGTGCGACGGCGCATCGGGCCAGAGCCGCAGCGCGCATTTATAGGAGCAGATCCACGGCTTCCCGCCGGTCACTTCGTCGGTCAGCCATTGGCGCTCCATCTTCGCGTTGTGGGCGGCGAAGATCGTCGGCGAGAAGAGCTTGCTGTCACGGCACGCGACCTTCGCGAGCGCGGCGGGCCAGAACACCGCATCCACCACATCCTCATCGACGATGTGGTGAATCGCACTGATCTCCGGCGGGATCGGTCGCGACGGGTTGCAGAGCATTTCTCCGGCGCCGAGCTTGTCGAGAGCCCAATCTCCGCCATCGGGGCCTACGATATCCTGCCACCCGATTTCGCATGGGGCGGCGTCTGGCGCGGTGAGTCCGGTAGTCTCCAAATCGAGGACTCGTATCAGCATGGTGACTGTTCCTTTTCATTCCACAATTCGAGATCACTATCCCAACAGCGCGCCAGCACGCCGCGCTCGTCCAGCATCATCTTGTGCCACTCGCTCGGGCATCGCCCTGACTTCAATCGATCGAGGACCGCTTGCGCGATTCCACGCTCGAACTCAGTCAGCATCCCGGATTGGAGACCGGAGCGCATGAAATATGCGAGGTCTCCAGGTTTGAGAGACGACAGCGTCGGCGCTTGGTCCGGCCATTTGTCCTTCTCCTTCGAAAGCCCCTTGAACCCTCTCAGCGCTGGAACGCGCTTCGCCTTCGGTTTGCTGTCGCGATTGGCGAAGCGCCGCGCGTTCACGCCGGCTCCTTCCGCGTCGGGCGCTTGGCATAGACGCGCGTATATCCGAGCGGGCTGACGAGGACCGTCGTCTGGCGCTTCTCGACGGATTCGAGATATTGCCTCAGCCCCTCCGCCGAAGCGCGACGGGTGTCGGCGGTGCCGCCGGAGATCGTGTCGACGTAGAGGTATCCGCGCTCGAGCAAGCCGGCGATCTCCGCGCGCTCCCGGCTCGCCAGCGCCGCAGCGAGGGGCTTCAGATTGGCGCTCATGCGGCGCCCCCATGCTTCACGGAATCGTAGCCAGAGAACCACTCCGCCGCGTCGTCGGCGCGATCTGGCGAACGCAGTTCCGGCGGCAGCGCCTTACGGCTCATGCCGGCGCGCGCGGCTTCAGCGCCCTTCGCGAACCATTCGCTCACGGGCTCAGGATCGGCAGCGGAGGCTGTATGGCTCGCTTCCGCAGTCCCCGCACCATCTCCGCCAGTCGGCGTCGGTTTAGCGCTCACAGGCTCTCCGCCGGCGTCTGGCGCAGGCTCATTCGTGATGACCTCCCCGCCGTCGATCTCCCGCGCCACGAACCCTTCCGAAAAACCGTTCTGCCCCTTCGGCGCGCCGGACAGCTTCTCCGCCAGTCGAGAGCGTGCGGGCGCCTCAGAGACGAGCCGCGGCGAGCTTTCCAATTCATCCGGCGTGTAGACGCCCATGATCACGTCCGGCGTGTGCCGGCGCGCCCAGGAGCGGATCGAAAAATATCCGAGCTGCTGTTGCGGGTCGGCGACCCATAGTGGAGAGTTCTTCGTCTTGATGGCCCCCAGCAGGGGGGATTCATATTTCTTCGTCGATCCGTCCAGCATCTCGACGGTGACGATGCACTTCAAGCCAGCGCCTTCCCCGATGAACTCGTAGTCGGGCCGGCGCGCGATCGGCGCCGTCGTGATGACGACGGCCGCGACGAGCTGCGCTTCATAGGCGAGCTGATCGTTGACGAAATAGGTCTTGTTCGCGACGGCAAAAGGATCCATGCCCCAGCGCATCGCTTGAAGAGTCACCGCCATGCAGGCGCCGGCGTTGCCGCGGAAGTGCTTGCGCACGGCAATGTCGGCTTTCGACATGAGTTCCGCGAAAGCAACGACCTCGCCAAAATCTCGAGGCAAGAGAAGGCCCCCGCCGCCGCTGTTCGTCTCGGCGATCTGGATATCCCTGTAGGAGCTTTTTTTCGGCTCTTGAACGACCGTAGCGTTCGGCTGCGCGACGGCGACTTGATTGCTCATTGCGTGTTCCCTTCGTCGCTAGTGTCTATCGCCCGACGAATAGCGTCGCGCATGTCTCTCACCTCATGGACGCCCATCGGGTGCCGCTCTGGATCTTCAGGACACGCGGCGACGAAACCGCGAACCCAGCAAAGAATGTCTGCCATGCCATGCTGAACGCGCTCGGCGTCTGCCTTGCTCATCCGCAGGACAACCATCGGCTCAACCTCGGCGAAGTCGTCATCGGTTCCATGGAACCGATCTCCCTTTGCTTTTCCCAACATCATGCGACATCCGGCAAGAGACCCATCTTCCGCTCGCTATCGAGACGGTCTTGAACGTATTTCGGCAGAGACGCGGTGATGCCGTTGTCCTCGTATCCGGGCCACTCATTCTTTTCGAGGCATTCCGCGAACTTGCGGATAGCGCGACGAAGCTGCGCCCGGCCGGCGAAGATCGCATCTGGAGAAACAGGCTTCACGTTGACGCAATACGGCCGCTTCGTCTCGACGAAGACAAGAACGAAATCTTCGTCGCTGATCTCGCGGCCAAGAACCTCTTTCATCCCCATGCCGACGAGCGCGAGCTGCATATGGTAGCCGTATTCAGCAATCGAATTGCGCACGTCGCGCGGCGCCGCCGATGTGCATGTCTTCAGGTCCGCGACAAGATCGGCATTGACCGGAAGCGCGTCAGGCCGGCTTTTCAGCCACACCCCGGTTTCACTGTCTCGCCAAATTATCGACCGCTCGATCTCGCCGTTGAGGAGCCCTTGCGAGACGAGCGGGTCGCGCCCGAGCGCGCCAGCGATTGCCTTGATGGTGGCGATGTCCTTCGGTTCCAGAACAGACTTGCCGGAGTCGAGCTGCTCGCGCCGCCACGCCTTCGATGCCTTAGTCCGCCACGAGTCGAACTCGTCAGGACGGACAACGAACTTCTCGCGGAACCCTTCTTCGCCAAGCAGCAGCGTATGCGCGGCTCGGCCGAGCACATAATGCGCAGCGTCTTCTGCCGGGTCATATTCCGGGTTGAGATAGCTCTCATCCCAATAGTGCGCCGGCGACTTCGCGTCGATTGTCCGCAGGCCGCTCGACGAAATCGACGGACCTGCACAACAGTTGCCGTGATAATGTTCGATCGGCATGTCGTAGACGCCGGGCTCTGTGATGATCTCGCCATGAGCGATCGGCTTCGCCACGAAGTCCCGCTTCGGCCGCAACCGCTCGACGACGGCCGCAGCCGCAGCCCCGAGCGTGGTCATGGGAAATGTCTCGACGCTCATATCGGCAGGCCCTCCACGCGCTCGGCAGCGGCGCGAGCGGCTTCCTCTCGGTCGGCGGTTTCGAGCAGGCTGTTGCCGAGCAACGGCTCGCTAGCGGCTGTCTCGTCTTCGCCAACCTGCGGCGTCTCCCCTCCCGCCGGCTCCGGCTCGCTCTTGCCACGGCGCTTCAGCTCGCCGGAAGCGCGCCGCAGAGCCGCGATACGCGTTCCCGCCTTTTCCAGCGCCTCGGCGATGTCCAGCGCGTCAGGATGCCGCTGCAACGCCAGCATGAGCCGCGCTTCGTCCAGGCCGAGAAGCGGCTTGAACACGATCGCTTCCTCATGCGCCTTCGCCGCTTCAGCGCTGTCGAACAGCCTGCCGTCGTCCGCTTCGTATTTGATTTTCACAGCCCATCTCCCTCGTAGCCTTCGACATGCAGGCAGGCGATGCGCCTCGTAGTCGCCGCGTCGTCAGCCTCTAGTCGACTCTTATGGCCCTTCCCGAAATCGTCGCCTTGATACACGTTCACCCACGCCTCGATCTTCTTCCGCTCCTTCACCGGCTCTTGCGGGGGTGGCACGGGGGCGTCGGCGTGACGAAGATCGCAAACAGGCAAAATCCGTCGCGTTGGTTCATCGCCGATTAGCGCAACAAAAGCATAGCCATCATCTTCGGCGATGAACCGATAATGCGTCACGCCAGCCCCTATCCTCACTATCTCGCCCGGCTTGAACTCGCGAGGCGCCGGCGTATGAGTGGCGATATCTGCCCCAGCGATACCGACACGCGCCCCGCCGACGTTTGCGACGAATGATCCATTCGCCCAGCCATCTTCGACAATCTTCGCGTGCAGCGTCACCTTGTCGCCGATGCGGATGTCTTCGAGTTTGATGGTCATCTTGGCCTCACTGTTTCACGTATGGCATCAGCACGCCCTCTCGCGGGTCGTATTCAAGCCAGTCATGCGCGAGCTGATCGGCCGGCGGAACTCGCTCTCTGAGCTGGACGGAATGGTTTTTCCAATAGCGGACACTCGGATCGCTCATGCGGAAAATGGCGGACCTAACATGGCAGGTGTCGGACGCTTCTTAGAAGGTCATCTGTCGCAATCTCCATAATCGTCGTCGCGCTCGTCGGGGCCGTCGTATTCGGCGATATCCTGCATGATCGCGTCCTTCACCGCGTCGAGTTCCGCGAGGCAGTCGAACAATGCGCCGGTCGCGACGAATTCAGGACAGAATGGGCCAGTAACATCGCGCTGTAGGGTGATGCGCTCGATCTCCCATTCCGGCGGGTCGCCAGGATCGCCGGGATACGATAGCGAGCCCATGTGCGCGGGCGAGCCGTAGCTGGTGACGCGGTAGTCGACATCCGCGATGAAATCGAAGCCCATGAAGCTAATCCCAACAATCATCGGCGTCCTCTTCAAGTTGCGCGATTTGGCGCTTCACGCATTCATCGCAAACAAGATAGACGCGCCCGCTCATGCCTTCTTCGTAGTCGCGGCGATGACGCAGACTCGGCGCGTGCTTGCCGCACCACTCGCAAACGCCACTCGTATCCTCGCTTGCAATCTCCGCCTTGTAGGCCGCGAAACACTCGTCGCACATGTCGTGCATTTCGGAGCCGAAGGAGTCGGTTTCTCCCTGGACGCGATGCGTTGCTTTTCTGTCGGGATGCTCGTCACACATCGTGCCGTCGGGAACGTCGTGCCCGGAGCCGGGTAGTGTGCTGATCGGCCCTGTAACGTCAGCCATCGTCACGACTCCCCGCGGGCTTTGGCGAGCGCAGCGCGAGCCAGTTTCTCGGCCGCGACGCAGTGCGCCCATACCATCGCGGTGCTGACGCTGGCATAATTGTCCGGCGGTCTGGCAAGGTCGCTCAGTATCTCGCGGCAGCGGTGGAGCGCCGCATACAGATCGGGTGCGCTGGCGAAGACCTGCGCGTTTGCCATCGCCTCGGGGCCGCCATTCACAACCGCAACCCAGTCGATGATTCCGCCTTCGCCGCAGACGAGCGGGAACCTGCCATCGCCCTGGTCGACGACGCGCAGCGCCCCCTTCGTGAATTTCGGCTCTCCCATCGTCATTCTCCTCTGGCCTTCGCGAGCGCCTTCGCCAGGTTTTCAGCCTGCCTACGGGCCTCGCTCACAAAGTCTTCACGCCCCGGATAACCGAACGTGTCCCAGATCGACTGAAGAAGGATCTGCGCGCGCTTCTGCCTCGCCACAGAACGCGGCGGCATTGCGCGGCTGGAATTTGACGACGGTCGCCATGGCTCATTCTGCCGCCTTCGGGACGATCGCCCGCGACTTGAGACCGCGCACCTTCGCCGCGAGCCCGTCGATCGAAGCGAGCACGTCGTCGAAGTCGAGCTCGCCGATCGTCAGCCGCAGCATTTCGTCGGCTTCGTCCTCGCACAACGAGACGAGACGGCCGGCGAGCATCAGGCGCTCATACGGCGATACCGCGATGCGCCGGCGGAACAAGGCGGCGTCCGAGAGCAGATTTCTCGCGACCTCCTCGAGCTTGGTCGCATATCCGTCGACCGTGCCGTTGAAGCCGGGGATCAGGTTCTCGAAAAACTCGCGGTCGGACTGGTGTTGTGCGGAACGGGTCATATCGATCCTCCGATGAAAGCCTGCGCCAGCAGCGCGCCGATGCAGGGCAGCAACAGAGCGAGAAGCGCTCCCATCGCGGCGAGCCCGAGTTCCCGCGCTCCGAGACGATGCTCGTCATTGGGATCGCGCCAGTCGCCGCGGTCCCGGATGTCGTCAGAGATCAGCGCCTCGATCTCCGCCGAGTAATGCTGACGGAGAGCCGACGCGATCGAGAGGAACAGAGGATCCGATCTATCGACCGCTGAAAGCCCGCCGGTATCCGTCGAGATCGCGATCGTCTCGACGGCCCAGGAGCCGGAGTCGTCATAGCTGATGGTCGCGCGCCCCATGACGTAGATCGAAAGCGTCGAGCCCGAGACCGAGCGATAGGGCCGGAACTCTTCGCTCATCCGGAATGTGACCTCGCCCTGCATCGCTGCATCCTCGTTCGTGTTGCGCGTGCGCTGGTCAGGCGCATTTCTTCGCGTTGGGGAGGAGCGCGTCGCGCGCGGCGGCGAGCTCGCGGGTCAGGATGACGTTGCGCGCGATGAGTTCGGCATTGCGCCGGTTCAGAGTCGCGTTCTTCGCGACAACATCGCGATAGGCCGTCTGATAGCCGGAGATCGTCTCCCGGAGATCGGAGATCGTCTTGTCCAACTCGGCGAGCTCGGCGACGCGGCGGAGGTTCTTGAAGAGCGTCATCATCTCGAAATTTCCTTCTCAGCTATGGGTGGTCGTGGTGGAGGTGGGAAAGCATTTCCGGCGCGCCCGCTCGTAATCGATCGCGCGGTCCAGGAAGCGGGTGATGTCGGAAGGCGAGAATCCTGCCCGGATCGCGGCGAGCTTCGCGATGCCGCGGACATCGAAGCAGTGGAGCCCGCGCAGCTCGCGCGCCATGGCGGAAATCGTGGTGTCGTCCTGCAGCAGCGTGCCCATCGCTCACCTGACAACATAGACGCCGCGCTCATCGCGACGGGCGTCGAGGAAGGGGGAATTGCCGGCGCCGAGGAAGGCGTCGAGCTTCGCGGCTCTGCGCGCTCTCTCTCGCGCCTGTCTGGCGAGCGCCGCTTCGACGCGGGCGCCGAAGACGATGATGATCGGATCGAAATTGCGCGGCGGCGCGATGGGGAGGCAGCGGGCCATGGTTCAGCGCTCCTGTTCGGCGGATTCATCGATCGGCGTCACGGTCGCGCGAGCGCGGCCGAGTTCGGGAACGACGCGAAACGCTTCGACGGATTCGGCGAGATCGATTTCGGCGGAGAGCGCCTTCTCGATTGCTTGCTCTTCGCTCTCGGCTTCGACCTTCACTCGGAGATATCCGGCGAAGGGAGCGCGGACTTCGAATTGCGGCATGGCGGGGGCTCTGGAAACGAGAGGGGGGGGAGGGCGCGTCACGCGCGCCCCAGTAGCTCACCGCGCTCCGGCGGCGATCATCCGGCGCGCCGACGCGGCGAAGCCGAGATAGGTGGCGGCGTTGGCGTGGTCGCCGCGGAGCCGCGCCTTGCGGGCGCTGGCGAGATAGGCGGCGTGAAGTTCGAACTTCAGCTCGCGAAGGCTGCGATTTCCGATAAGGGCAATAATCTCGCTCATGATGGTTCTCCGATTTGCGATTGGCTTGGTGTTCAATTTCTCTTCGCGATCATCCGTCCGTCGCCGACGATGACGCGGCCGAACGCGGTCACGACCTTGAGATCGATCGCCTCGACATCGACGCCGAGCACGTCGAGTTCCGCAGCGGCCTCGGCGAAGCGGAATTTCCAAAAGCGGATGCGCCCGTGGTTCTTCTCCGGGCTCGGATCCGCCGCACGGCGCGGCGCTTCATGCGCGTCGTCCCGGGGCACCTGACTGCGGCGATATGCGACAAAAACCTCGATCAGCGCGCGACGGACATCTGAGGCTTTCGGCGCCTGCGAGAGGATGGCGATCAGGATCGCCTGGTGCTCGTTCAGAAGATGCGTCTTCGTCGCGTGGTTGCGGTAAGCGCCGCGCAGCACGGCGATAGACCCGTAAGCTTCGAGTTCCGCGTTGTTGCGGGTAATCAGATCGCGAATTGCCCGCGGCCTCTTGAACCCGAGCGCGACGGCGAGCGTGACATCGGCGACGCGAGGCTCCCCGTCATGGATCTGCAAAGCGTTCGGGGAGATCACGCCCTCTGTGTTCGCGGCTTCGTTCATCGTCCCCTCCGTGCCGGCCGGCGAGTGACTCGCGTTCGGCTGATGGAGGTAGCAATACCGGGTAAAAAAACCAGCGTCAAGACGAAAACGTGGTAGGTATACCGCCGAGATGCCTACGTACTGGCGGCCGCTCGATCGCGGCGGCAGAGCGATTCGGGCCTGCCCGTAATGGCGTGGCTTTGGTGGCAGGGTATAGAAACGAACGAGCCCCGGCGCGGGTTGCGACCGCAGCGGGGCTCTACCGATCGACCAAAGAGGGTTTGGGCGAATGGTTGGTGATAAGGATAGCCGGAGTGCGCCGGCGAGCAAGAGGGTGGGCTCTCGAACGGCAGTTACGCCGGTTGAGCGGCTGCAGTGGCTCCGGCAGGTCCAGTGCGATCAGACGATCGGAACGGACTGCTGCGATCTGGCGATCGCGCTTCAGTCCTTCGTGAACAGCCAAACCGGTGGCGCTTTTCCTGGGAAGGCCAGGCTAGCGGCGGAAATCCGCGCGGCGACCAGAACTGTCGAGAGAAAAATCGGGGCTCTGATCGCGGCCGGGCATGTCCGCCGCGAAGGCGACAGTCTCGTGCTTGTGCTGCTCACGGAGGCGGAGGCAGCGACAAAAATGTCGCGACAAGGCTCCGACGACAGCGACAAAATTGTCGATAATCCACAGCCGGTTGCGACAAAATTGTCGCATCTGACAGAGGCCGGACAAAAATCTGACAGCGACAAAAATGTCGCTGAGGAGCGACAAAATTGTCGCGGGTTTGCGACAAAATTGTCGCTCGCATATAAGGAAGGAACTCAGAGATCTAACTCAGCGATTGAACTCAGCGCCGTCGAGGCGGGCGCTTGCGCGCCCGCCCCTCCGTCGCAGGGCGTTGTTGTTGAGAGACTCGGGGTGGCAAGCGAGGTGCAAGAATCGCCCCCTCGGGCAGATTCCCGCCCTTCATCCGCCGGCTCGCTCTCTCGCCTTCCGGCTCGCTCGCCGGCGGAAGAGGGAACCTCCCATGGCTCGGAAGCGGCCAGATACGAATCGCTGGACCCTGGACCGGCGTACGAGGGGGGCATCCCGGAAATCGGAGAGCCAGAAACAGCGCAGCTCGGGAAGATGCGCCAGCCAGGCGAAGCGGCGAGCGTCGGCGCCGGCGAGCGGCCGCGGCGCTGATGCGTATTCATGCGCGTGCCCCATGAAAACGCGCCAGCGGCGTTCTCTGGCGATCTGCCGGGGTATCTGACGAGTGGCGCGTCAGTCGCGCCTGGCTTGCTCGGCCTGCCGGGGCGCGGCGGCGCCCGGCGCGGTCCTCGCGACGACCGAGACATTCCGGCGGCGCGGGGGCTCAGCCGCAGAGAGGCGCGCTGGCGCCGGCGGCGGCGGGGATTCCGGAGCCAGCGCGACGGAGACCGGGTTTGGCGCATGGTCCAGCGCGGCGCCGGTCACGACATCGGTTCCCATGCCGACGACGCCGCCGAGCAGGATGTTGCCGGCGAAGGCGGCCCCGCCTGTGCCGGCGAGCGCTGTCGTCACCGGGACTTGGGCGGGCTCGAACCCGTCCTTGCGGACAGAGACGACGAACTCGTCCTTGCGGCCCACCGTGAGCGTGCAGGGCGTCCTGCAGGAATGGCCGAGGGAGGTCGTCGCCACTGCGTCCGGCGGATTGGACAGGATCTGAACCTGTTCCGTCGTGCCGCGCGTGATTGTGCCGCAGCCGGCGAGCGCCGAAATGGCGGGAAGAACGAGCAGAAATCTCACCGGAGCCCCCGTGTCCTCGAAATATGAACGAACGGTTAATCCGGCCGATCATATCGGGGCGGCGGGCCGCCGCACCTGCGGGCGAACCCGTAGGATTTCAAATGCAATCATCTCGTCGTGAATCGGCCGGCGTATCGGCCGATGATCTTGATCTCGTCGATCGTCGTCTCGTAAGGCGGATAGCGCCGGTTCTCAGAAATGATCGTCACCCGAAGCGGATCGGTTCCCCGAACTATTTGCAGCCCCTTGACCACGATCGAATAGCCATCCCAAAGGACGAAAATCCCTTCAGGATGCGGGGCAGTGTAGCGGGTGTCGACGAACACACGGTCCCCTTCGAAAAGCCGTGGTTCCATCGAGTCGCCCATGATCTCGAAGACCTTGATGTGCTTGGGCGTGGATTTCAGGACCCCGGACAGCACTGCGGCCGGGAGAGTCCATTCCCCCGCGACGTTCTCCGCCGCATAGGAGTTGCCGGCGTCATCATAGACGACCACGTCGTCAATTCGGATTCCGCCGCCACCGGCGCCGGCTCGCACATCGATCTCGAGAATGTTCGCGGAAGCCGAGCGGCCGATCTCATCGTCGACAGACGAAATAGCAACCTCGTCTGGAGGTTGTCGCGCCTCGTCGTCGATTGCGGTCAGCCAACTCTCTTGGACCCTCAACGCCCGTGCCAGAGCCTTCATTGTGCCAGCCCGAGGCTCATAGGTCCTGTTCTGCCGCGCCGCAGTGCGGATGTTTTTCATGAGGTCAGGCTTTTCGGCGATCCGGCCGACGTCCGCGTCCGATAGCCCGAGCGACTTCGTTCGGGCTTCGATCCTCGCGAGTAAGTCCTTGGCTGACCACATGAATGGTATTTTAACCGGCGGCATTGGCGCGCGCCCCTTCTAAAAATACCTTGACACGCCGGTAGCTATACCCATTATTGCGGTATGCACACCGAACACGACCTCGTGCGGCTCGCCGACATCTACGCATCCGCCAAAGAGCTGACGGAGACGACCGTCAGCTCCCGCGTCTTCGCCGACTCGAAACGCCTCGCGGCGATCCGATCCGGGAAAGGGATCACGCTCCGTCGTTTCAACGACGCGCTCCGCTGGTTCTCGGCGAACTGGCCGGATGGCGCCGAATGGCCCGCTGGCGTCGCGCGCCCCGTCGTCCAGAGCGAGGCCGCCCAATGACCGGCTACGTCTATGCGATCGAGAGCGGAGACTCCGTGAAAATCGGGTGGGCAAAAGACCCACTCCGGCGCCTCGCGGAGTTGAATGTTGGCTCGCCCGGAACCCATCGCCTCATCGGCTTTGCGCGCGGCGGCAAAGACCACGAACGGCAAATCCATAGGCTCTGCGCAAGCGAGCGCATTCGCGGCGAGTGGTTCGCGAAGGGCCGCGTGGTGTCGCTGTTTCTCGAGCATTTGCCAGCCTATCGTCCAGAGAAGATCGCGATCTGCGCCAATCGCGCAAGTAACGGGTTGAAACTCGATCAGTTCCTTGCCGAGAAAGACATGTCCCGCGCCGATTTCGCGAAGGCGATCGGCGTCTCCGAGGTGTCTGTGACCCGCTACATCGGCGGGACGCGCCTGCCGCAGCCCGCCATTATGGCGAGGATAGCGGTTGTGACCGACGGCGCCGTCACGCCGAACGATTTCCTGCTCGCCGTGGACGCTCCGACGGCGCCGATCGCCGCCAATGAGGGAGCGCTTGCGCAATGACCGACCTCTCCCGCCGCTCGATCCTTGTCGCGCCTGTGGCGATCGCCGCAGCGAGCGCCGCGCCGAAACAGCGCCCAAGCGCCCGGTACTTGCTCGGTCGCCTGCGGTGGGCGCCGGTCGCATTGGAGAAGCCGTTTCAGCTTTTTTTGACGGACGTCCCCCTCACCTCATTGGACCGGGCCTCTGGCCTGCCCCAAATCGGCGATCAGCACCACGGCGCTATCGCGGATGGCCTTTCTGGCCTCCCCGCTGGGGTCGCCGATGATGACGGACGACGCGGACATTCTGTCGACCTTGGCGACCAAGGCAGCGACCGCATGGTCAGCCTCGTCGGGGTCGTCGACGAGCAGATAGGCGATGAGCGCGCGCAGCAAGAGCCGCGTGCCGGCGAGCTCCACGGCGATCGGATCGAGGCGGCGCGTCGTGTTTTTCGTGAGCTTCGACATTCCCTGAACTCCCTCGTGGGTGTGGCAACCGCGATGGTGGCGGCGACCGGGTGTTTTCGCAATGGCGTCCGGTCGCCGCGGAGCGTGATCGTTCTCGCGCATCTCGCAATTCTCGCGCTGCTGGCTTTCGCCGTCGTGATCGGAGCGCATCAATGAGCGGCCCGGCGCATCAGGTCCGCAACCTCTCCGTCGTTGCCCTGACCAGTGGCGATGTCCGGCTCGAGTTCGTGCGCTTCGATGGCCGCGTCGTCTGCGGCGCGGACGCTCTCGTGCTGACGCGGGAGCAAGCGTTGTTTCTGATCGACGCGCTTCCGACCGTCTCGCACGGGCTCACCAGACGCGCGGAAGACATCACGGCCATCAAGACCATCGGAGGGTGAAAACATGAATGGAGCCGTCCTCTTCGTCGCTCTCGCCGTGATCGCCGCTGTCGCGAGAATGGCGATCGCCTATCACTCTGTCGGCGCTCTGCAATGAGCTTGGCCGCCCTGCCATCGACGCGGTTACATGGCTCGGCAGGGCGGCCGGCGCGCGTTGGCGCGCGTTCCGGATTTTGCATTTCGTATTTCAGCTTTTCGACGACGCCGGCCGCCACGTTCCCCAACGAGAGCCAGTTTCCGTCGAAAGGCGCTTTGTTCAAGTCAGTGCTCTTGCCGTCGTTAACCATGACCTCAATGGATCATGGGGAGGCATGCAAGTGCATCATTCATCGGGTGATCAAATGTCAGTGATTGCGATCGAGGAGACGGCCCGTAATTGGGCCGCAGAATTGGAGTCCCGCGAGTCGAAGCGCAGCGGCGTTTCGATCCGTGACGCGCGCAAGATCGTCGCTCGGAGAATGAGCGTTGCGCCGGGGACGTTAGAAAATATTCGCAACCGGCGGACGAAAGGCGTTCGCGCGGGGGTATTCGAGCGCATCCGTGCAGCCTTTATGCGCGAGCTCGAAGCCGAGATGATGAGGCTGCGGCATGAACTGGAAATGGCCCGCCAATGCGGCCTGGATGCTCGTGAGAGCGAAGTATGCGCGGCTGAGACTGAATTGGCGGCGCTGCACGCGCTTATCGAGAAACGGTGAATCGACGATGAGTGGATTCGACGCGGGATTTGCGCAAGGCGTCGCATGGGCGGCGAGCGTCGCGGACAAGGCGCTGGAGCGCGTCAAGGCGCTCCCGCCGACAACGAAGCATCAGGCCGTGGTCGGCGCTCTCGACGCGCTGGCAGATGAGCTGCGGGCCGATCTGGCGCGCGCTGCTGCTGGCGGAGCGGTCCCTGTGGCGGTTGGCGCGATCAGCGCGCCTGCGGGGCTCGCTGCGGCCGAGGAAGCGCGGCTCAAAGGATACGAAGGCGACCCGTGCCCGGACTGCGGCGCGATGACGATGGTGCGCAACGGGACGTGTCTCAAATGCGAGACGTGCGGAGCCACAACGGGGTGCTCATGAGCGACAAAATCAAGGACGGGGCGCCGCAGGGACGCGAGATCGCGGCGAGCGCACTCATGAGCCTCGCCTGCAGCGACGACATCATGGACCGCGCGCTCGCGGTCGGGATAGCGCTCTGGTTCATCGAAGTATCGGCCGGAGTGCTCGCGACGACAGTCGGCTCCGTGCCAACGGCGAAGATATTGAGCGATGCTCGAGATAGCGTTCTCGCTACCGGGTTGAAGATTGAGGGACCGGCTGGATCTGCATAGGCCGCAACTGAATTGGGCGTGCATCGCCCCGCCGGTCTCAGGTTTCGCGTGCCGGCGCCTTCTTTTCTTTCGGGGATCACCATGGCGAGGAAGCTCAGCGAAGACACGCGCCGCCGGATGAAGGAAGCGGCGGAGCGCCGCTACGCGAACCAGCGCGAGAGAGACCGCGCCAGCGAGCGCTCCCGCGAGCATTCCGACGCAATGGTGAGGGAGCGCATGCTCGATGTCCGCGTTCCGTCGTGGGTGCCCGAAGACCTCACGCACATCTACCGCGAGAAGGCGGCGCGGACCTGCGAACAGGACGCTGCGGCGCTCGTGCGGCGCTTGAAGAGCGAGAGAGGAATGCCTGTGCCGCCGGGCTGAGGGCGGCTCTCTCCGAAGTGTGGGTGACTCCCCCGGCGCGTGCAGGCGCCGGGGGCTTTTCAGGAAGGGCAGTTCATGGCGACCGCGGGCAAGAACGAGTTCATCGATGAGCAAACCGCGACGCGGTTCTTCGCCGAGGTCCGCCGGACCTATGAAGACGAGGATACCGAGCGCGCGTCGTGGCGCGGGAAAAGTGCCGCGATCAAGCAGCGCCGAAAAGGCGTCTATGAGAGGGCTGAGTCTTCCGGGATTCCGACGAAAATTCTCAAGGCGCGCATCGCGCAATGGATCGAGGACAAGCGCATCGCCGAAGCGAAGGCGCGCCGCGAAGCTGTTGTGCCGGACGATATCGACGACCGCGCGAAATTTCAGCAGCTCTGCGAGGCGCTCGGCGATTTCAAGGATCTTCCGCTCGGGCAGGCGGCGGTCGGCGCGGCGGCGCCGGCGGATGGCGCGCCGGCAGACGACGAATCCGATGTCCGGCCCCGCCATCTTCGCGAAATGGAGGCCGATCGGATAGCGCGCGAGAACGCAGAGAAGATCGAGAAGGGGATCAAGCCGCTCAAGGTTGTGGGCTTGCCTGGCGCAGATGCTGTGGAGGCGTGATGTCTGGGAAGATTGATCCCGTCGTCGAGGCAGTGCGAGCCGATCTCCTTCAGCGCTCTCAGGTCGGAGTCCAGAAATATGGCGTGACGCTCGCGCGCACGGACCTGTCACTGCGGGACTGGCTGCAGCACGCCTACGAAGAGCATCTGGACGCAGCCAACTATCTGAAGCGCGCGATTATGGAGATCGACAGTGCAGCCGAATGGTGATCGAAAGATCTGCGTTCTCGACCATGGATTCGTGCGCTTGGTCGATTCGATGGGCTCTGACCTCTCGATCGTGCGCGCGGCGAGGGTTAGTTTCGATGCGGCTTGGCGCGCCGGGGAAGACGAAGGCTCTGACGCGCGGCTGATCCGCTATTTGTGGAAGCATAAGCACACGACGCCTTTCGAGGCGGTCGAGCTGCAATTCGAGGTCAAGGCGCCGATCTTCGTATTCCGGCAGTGGATGCGGCATAGGGTATGGTCGTTCAATGAGTTGAGCGCGCGCTATCGCGAGCTGCCGGAAGAATTCTATGTTCCGGACCCTTCGCAGATCGGCGCGCAATCTCCGAACAACAAGCAAGGCCGCCTCATCGAACAATGGGACGACGAAGCCTGCCGCGTGCGGAAGATCGAGTGTGGGCAGGCCCGCGTCGCAATGGAGAGAGCGTTCGAAACCTATCGCGAGTTGCTGGACGCGGGTTGGCCGCGTGAGCTAGCGCGCTCCGTCCTTCCCGTCGCCACCTATTCGCACATGTTCGCGAAGGTCGATCTCAAGAACCTGTTCGGGTTCTTCGATCTCCGCGCCGATGCGCACGCGCAATACGAGATCCGCGTCTATGCCGAGGCGATGCTCGAATTGGTGAGGCCGATCGCGCCTGTCGCCGTGAGCGCGTGGGAGGCAGGGCGCTCCGCCGGTCGAGTCTGAGAACGCAAATCACCGTGGAGCGCTGAGCATGGCGACGAAAAACTACCTCAATCCGAAGATCGAAGATTTCACCGTCGGCGATGTCGTGAGGCTGAATTGCGCGACCGTCCGCATGACGGTCGACAAGATCGATCCTGAGAACGAGTCCGGCGCGATCGAGTGCGTCTGGTTCGATGATTCCGACACGCTTCAAGCCGCGTTCTTCCATCCGGCGCAGCTCGTCATCGTGAACAAGGCGGCGGGGGCCTGAGGCCGATGCTGATCATGGCGCTCGATCTCGCGACGAAAATGGGATTTTGCATCGGCCGCGCCGGGGAAAAGCCGCGCGTCGGAAGCAAGCGGCTGAAGAGCCCGCACGATCCTTCCTCTCGCGCCTGCCGGAAGCTCGGAATATGGCTGCGGGATCAATTCGCGTTCGAGCGCCCCGATCTCGTTGTCATCGAAGCGCCGGTGAACATCGGCGCCATGATCGACTGGAAGAAGGATGGCGAGAAGCCGTCCTTCCGCTCGACGCCCGAGACGATCTCGCTGCTCCACCGCCTTGTCGGCGGAGTCGAGACGATCTGCGGTCCGTACGGCGTGACATGCGTCGATGGGAACGTCCAGACGGTGCGCAAGCACTTCCTCGGGCGGGCGCGGCCGGAGAACCCGAAACAGCTCGTTCTCGATCGCTGCCGTCTGCTCGGCTATGTCGATCGCGATTTCTGCGACACCGATGCAGCGGACGCAATTGCGCTTTGGGATTGGGCCTGCGCGACACATGCGCGCGTGCAGCCACGCGAGCTCGTGATGTTCCAGGAGCCGCGCTGATGCTGCCGTCGCTCGTCATCGGGGACTTTGTGGAGAGCCGCGTGCGGAGTCTCTCCGAGGATCGCAAAGACGCGCTGGTGATCTCGACGCGGATGCTCTGGGTCGGGTTCCGGGGGCATGTCTGCCGGGTGCGATCGGCGGAGCGAAGAATGATCGTGGCGCTCTTCGCGGAGCCCGGCCGGGTCGTCCAGAACGCCGAGATGATCGAGCTTTGCTACGGCGACGATGAGGACGGCGGGCCGGAACTGGCGACGCAATCTCAGGCGCAGAACCGGATCGCGGTCTTGTTCGTTTGCGCGATGGTCGGCGCGAAGCTCGAGCGCGCGAACGGTGGATATTTCGTGCGGGATGCGGGAGGGGCGCAATGACCGCGTGGCCCTTCGGCAATCTCCGCCGCCGTCATTATGGAGCCGTTGTGCTCGATCCGCCGTGGCGCTTTTCCGGCGGCACGAAAGGGCGCCCGCAGCATTACCAGCGCATGTCGGACGACGAGATCGCGGCGCTTCCGATCGGCCAGTTGGCGAGCCCGGACGGCTGTCATTTCTTCGTCTGGATTACCTCGCCGATCGCCGAGCGGTTCTGGCGCGTCATCGCGCCGGCATGGCGGAAGCAGGGGGTCCGCTATTCGGGGCGCGCCTTCCTGTGGATCAAGACGCATCAGGTCGGCGCGAATGGCGGCGAGGCGATGTTCGTCCATCGCGACTCCTTCTTCGTCGGCCATGGATACACGACCCGCAAGAACGGCGAGGACTGCCTCCTCTTCAAGTCCGGCGCTCCGAAGCGTCTCCGGCGCGATGTCCGCGAAATCATAATCGCGCCGCGCCGCGAGCATTCGAGAAAGCCGAGCGAATCTTATCTGCGCATCGAGCAGTACAGCGCCGGGCCTTACGCCGAGGTGTTCTCACGCGAGTCGCGTCCGGGGTGGGATTGCTTCGGCGACCAGGCCGGGAAATTCGACGTGGGGAGCGCAGCATAATGGCGCTTCACGAGCAATCCGTCGGCGCGACTAGCGAGTGGTACACTCCGCCGCATGTGTTCGTCGCGCTCGGCGAGACGTTCGATCTCGACCCCGCATATCCGATCGACCGAGAGCTGCCGTGGATCCCGGTCAAGAACGTGCATTGCGTCAACGCTGATGGGCTGACTACTGAATGGTTCGGATTCGTTTGGCTCAATCCGCCATTTGGCGGTCGCAACGGCATAGAGCCATGGCTCGATCGCTTCTTCGCTCATGCCAACGGAATCGCACTCGCGCCGGATCGAACCTCGGCGCCGTGGTGGCAGCGCGCGGCGCGGCGAGCGGACGCGATTCTGTTCGTGGCGCCGAAGCTCAAATTCATCGGGCGGGATGGCCGTCCCGGCAAATCGCCAGCGCAAGGGACGTGCCTGTTCGCAGCCGGAGACAGGGCATGCGCCGCGCTGGCGCGGGCGCAATCTGCCGGGCTCGGAGTCCTCGCGGCGCCGCGTATCGTTGGAGGGCAGACGAATTGAAACATCCTCGCCGCCATCGCTACCCGTTCAGCGAGGTCCTGCGCGCATCGTGTCTCGCGGTCACCGGATCGTCTGCGGCGGAGATCGCGGACGCGCTCGGGCGCGGAATGAACACGAGCCGAATTTTCAGAATCCTGCGCCTGCACGGAATACGGCTGGTGCCGAAGACGCATGCTCAAACCGCATTCGTGGTCGTCGTCTCCCGTGAGGCGATGAGCGAGATCGAGCGCGTCTGTGATCCGCATGGGGTGGATCCGCAGATGATCGCGGCGCGCGTCGTCGAGTATGTCGCGAAGGACAGCGCGCGGCTCCGCGAGATCGTGAGAGGAGTCGTCGAGCATGGCTGATCCCACCAATTCCACGATGCGCGAGATCGCCTATCGGATGCTGCGGGAAGGCATGACGGGCGAGGCGATCGCGATCGAGCTTCTAAAGGTCCGAAGCAAGGCTGACGCATCTTACGTCCGGGCCACTATCGACTTGGTGAAGTCGCGCATCGCGTTCGATGACGAAGGAGGACCGGTCCGATGGAAAGGCCCGTGGCCGGTGGCCTACGTCCGCAGCACAGGCGAGCCGGTCTATCGCGTCGGCGCCGGGCACGATGTCCCGGAGCATTCGCTTCTCGCATTGGGATTCAAGAAATGATGAGCACGAGCATGGAAGGCGTCACGCATCTGGGCATCGTCACGGGCGGAGAGGCGCTGCTTTCGACCGTCGCTTTCGATGGGCGGAACGAGAAGTCGGAGCGCGATTGTTGGCGCGCTGCGGAGCGACTGCTGTGGCGATGGCAGTCTGTCCGGCATGAGGAGCGGCTCGCGATCGTTCCGCTGACTCGGCGCTCCTGGAACGGGTGGGAGGCGGCCAATGTCTGACGCCACGGGAATCGAATGGACGGATGCGACGGCGATGGTCGACAGAGGCGGTCGGAGAACGCGCTTCTATTGCCGCGCCGAGCCGAGCAGGCCCGGACAACAGGAGCGACGGCGCAAGGCGGCAGAAGGTCTTAAATGGTGCCGCGGCTGCCGTGAATGGCTAGTGGCAGACTCGGTCCGTCAAGGCGCCTGCCGCGATTGCCTCGCCGCTGAGGAGCGGGCCAGATATGCCGCTGATGAAGGCTTTCGAGAATATCGGAAGAACCAGCGCGACTTTCGCCGTCGGGCCGTAGATCGTATCGCGCCATCATCGGCGGAAATGCTTCTAGAAATGTTCGACGGCGAATGCGCTTATTGCCCCGCGCCAGCGACGACATGGGATCACGCCATCGCCGTAACGCATGGTGGGTCAAGCCGAGCCGGGAACATGGTTCCAGCCTGCTCTAGCTGCAATAGCCGCAAGCGCAATCGTGATCTTGATGATTGGATCGATAACCATGCGCCGGAGCCAAAAGTGCTCATGATCGAATATCTCGCAGCGATGGGGACGCTCTAATGTCAAAGATCGAGTGGTGTGATGAGACATGGGACCCGATCGTCGGCTGCAGCCTCGTGTCCCCGGCCTGCACGAACTGCTACGCGATGGTGATGGCCGCGCGGATCGAACGCATGACGTCTGCGTCGCATTATGCCGGCACGACGCAGGTCCTTAACGGCAAGGCGGTGTGGACCGGCGTTCTGAAGCAGGCGCCCGAGAGCGTGCTGCTGAAGCCGCTGCACTGGAAAAAGCCCCGCCGCATCTTCGTGAACTCGATGAGCGATCTATTTCACGAGAGCGTGCCGGACGAATGGATCGACCGCGTCTTCGCGGTGATGGCGCTGTCGCCGCAGCATACATTCCAGGTGCTGACAAAGCGGCCGAAGCGGATGCGGGAATACTTCGAGGCGGCGAACGCGCGTGTCGCGCAGCAAGTGTATGACATGGCTCAGGTCAACCAGCCGCTTGAGCATCTCGGCTTGACGTTCGCGCCCCGCGAGTCGCCGTGCCTATCGATCGAGAAGTGGCCGCTCCCCAACGTATGGCTCGGCGTGACGGCGGAGGATCAGCCCCGCGCCGACGAGCGCATTCCCGATCTTCTCGCGACGCCGGCCGCCGTTCGCGGCGTGAGCTGCGAGCCGTTGCTCGGGCCAATCGATCTCAGAATGTGGATGGGCGAGGCGATATGCGGGAGCACGCATGTCGCTCTCGGCGAGAGCTTCGAGCGGTGCGACCTGACTGGCGCTCCGTGCGAAGGCCTCGACTGGGTCATCACCGGCGGCGAGAGCGGCCCAGGCGCGCGCGACAATGACTTCGAACTGAACGCACGCGCCTTGCTTTCCCAATGTCGCGCGGCCGGCGTTCCATTCTTTGGCAAACAGAACGTCGGCAAGAGGCCGCTACCGGACGATCTTCTCGTCAGAGAATTCCCGGAGCCGCGCCGATGAGCGAAGACCGGGACTCATTCGTCGAGCGCGCGAAGAGCGCCGATATCCGCGCCGTTGCGGAAGCGATGGGCGCGAAGCTGAAGAAGGCGGGCGCCGCGGAACTGGCGGGCCCGTGCCCGGTCTGTGGCGGTTCCGATCGCTTCAGCGTGAACACACGCGAGCGCGTTTTCAATTGCCGTGGCTTCGGCGGCGGCGGCGTCATCGACATGGCGGCGCACATACAAGGGCTCGATCCGAAGAGAGACTTCATCCGCATCTGCGAAGCGATCCTCGACGAGTCGGCGCCCGATCGCGATCCGAAGGAGAGCGCGCGCCAGCGTGACCCGGCGATCGATAAGGAGCGCAAAGAAGAGCGCCGGGACGAAGAGATCGCGCGCCGCGAGCAAGAGGCGGCAGAGAAGCGGGCCGGGGCAGAGCGCGCCGAGAGGCTGTTCTCTCAGGGGCGCCCGATCGAACTCACGGCCGCGGACGATTATTTGGAAAGGCGCGGGATCTTTCTTCACACGTTTTCGACTGCGGATCTGCGGTTCGTCCACAATCTCTCCTATCGCGGGTTCGTCGATTCCGACTCCCAAGAGGAGGTGGAGCTCGGCGTCTTCGACTGCATGCTCGCGGCGATGCGCGCACCGGACGGATCATTGCAGGGCGTCCATCGGACCTATCTCGACCCGGCGGGACCGATGAAGCTGCGCCCGCCCGGCGACAGGAAGCGCAACAAGGCGAAGAAGGGCGCGTTCAGGATGGGCGGCGGGCTCATCCTGTTGAGCGAGCCGGCCGAGACGCTCGCCGTCGCCGAGGGGATCGAGACGGCGTGCAGCTGGCGCGCGATGGCGCGCGATGGCGAGTTTGGGGAGGCTGCCGCCGGCGCGGCGATCGCGGCGGCCTATAGCCTTGGGAACATGTGTGGGAGCGCGACCGGGACGAAGCCGCATCCTCGGCCGCCGAGGGGACACGCCAACGCGACGATTCCCAACGGCGACCCGGACATGTCGAGCGGAGCGATGTGGGTTCCGGCCGGCGTCCGCCGCCTCATCCTGATCGGTGACGGAGACAGCGACCCTGCGATGACACGCGCGATGCTGGCGACGGGAGCCGAGCGGTTCCGGCGCCTCGGGCTCGAGGTGCTCGTTCATTTAGCTCCGGACGGGTCCGATTGGAACGACGTCTTGCTGTCGCGCCGGCAGAGGGCGGCGGCATGAGCGCAGGGCCGGCCCTCCCGATCCCTCGCCAGACGGTCGAGGATATCGTGCGCGCGCACGACGAAGCGCTTGTGCTCTATGAGCGCGCCTTCGATGCGCTGGAGATCGCGCAAGAGGCGTTGCGCGCCGCGCACGAGCGCGCGCACGACGCGGACAGGGGCCAGCTACGCACATTCGGCGGCGCTGGGGCGGAAGAGATCGCGCAGTTCCGCAACGCGCTCAATCTCCCGCCGCGCGACCGCTACATGCGGACCGCGCGCAAGCTGCTAGGGAACGGCGCCTGGGCGAACATCGTCAAGATGTCGGAACTCGAGCGGCTCATGGACAATGAGGCGAAGGAGCAGCTTCGCGCCCAAATGGCCTACGTCCCGGACAAGGTCAACGGGTACGGGCAGATTATCAATCAAAAGGAAATGGAGAAGGGGCTTCCTCCGATCACGGTCGAGAACGTCTATGCGACGCTGGAAAAATTCTTCGGCGATGCTGGAATGATATTCTGCCGAGGGATCGCCAACGTCTTCTCGAAACTCGATCGTCGCTTCAAGTCGCACGACGGCTTCAAGATCGGGTCGCGCATCATTCTGACCTATGTTTTCGACAGCTACGGCTATCTCAATAGCGGCTGGATCCGGGACAAGCTGATCGATGTGGAGCGCGTCTTTTCCGTGCTGGACGGTCATCCCGAGGGTTCGTTTCAATCCGCCATCGATCAATTGTCGCGACGCAAGACAAAGCTCGGCGGAGCGCAAAGCGAGCACGAAACGCCGTACTTCCGCATCCGCGCATACAAGAACGGCAATGCGCACCTCTGGTTTTCGCGCGACGACCTCGTCGAGAAGGTGAACAAGCTGCTCGCCGAATATTACGGTGAGGTCATTGCGGACGGCGCGACACAGGAAGCGGACCCGCTGCAGGACCGCAAGCTCACGCCGTCCCGGCGCTTCGGATTCTTCCCGACGCCGCCGGAGGCCGTCGAGGAGCTTTTCAACGGGCGCGGGTGCGTCTCAGGCATTCCGATCCTGCGACGCAGGGACGAGCCGCGTCTGCGCATCCTAGAGCCATCGGCGGGGACCGGGAACCTCGCGCGGCGCTGCGTCCACTCGGCGGCCGAAATGAACGGCTGGAACGAATATACGCGCGAGCGCTACGCCAATGAGTATCGCTTCGACAACCTCGTCGATTGCGTCGAAATCCAGCCCGAGCTTGCCGCCGGTCTCGAGGCGAAAGGAATCTACAACCGCGTCATCTGCGCCGATTTCCTCTCGCTGCGGCCGAGCGCGTTCGAGCCCTACGACCTCGTCGTCATGAATCCGCCATTCGACCGAGAGCGCGATATCGACCATGTGACGCACGCGTTCGAATTTCTGAAGCCCGGCGGCTCCCTCTTCGCGATCATGAGCGCCGGAACCGAGTTCCGCGAGACGCGCAAGGCTATCGCGTTTCGCGCGCTCGTCGAGCGGTATTGCGGCTCATTCCGAGATTTGCCGGCAGGCTCGTTTCGAGAGAGCGGGACGAACGTCAATACATGCATCGTGACGATGAAGAGGGCGGCGCGATGAGCAGCACACCCGCCGAACGAGCGCACGAAGTCGCGACCTCGCCGAGGCGCTACAGCTACGACCAGATCCTCGACGAGTTGCAGAATATGCACAAAGACACAACGGAGCATCGCGCGCCATGGGGCTCGCATCGAGAGGTGCGGCTCGATGTGATCGTGAGGTTGCTCGTGCTGTTCGAAACGCGGAAGCCGCAGATCGTGGCGGCGATGCGCGCGACGCTGGAGGATCTGGGCGATCAGCCGCGCGATTATTCGTCGTCACGGCGGCGATAGTTTTCACATAGGAGAAGGTGAAATGGCATTCGTCGACACGCTCTTGAAGGCTTCCGGATTCCGCCTTGTCGACAGAGGGCGCGCGTGGCGGCTGAAGTCGCGCAACGTCGAGATCACCGGCGGATTCGGAATCGCGCTCGATCTCATCAATTGGGAATACGATGACGGCCATTGGAGCCTGCATGTCCATATCGGCTGGCCGAACTTTTTCATTCGCCTGCCGATCGCCCCTCGCAAGCCCGTCGACGATATGTCCGACTCGTGGGGCTTCTCGCTAGACAAGGACAACCTGTCCTGCGTTCACCTGCATTGGGGCGCGAGGACGAAGATCGTTCACTTCCCGTGGGCATGGGAGTTCTATCGTCATTCGATCCTCGCTGCGGATGGGCGATCGTGGATCAGCGAACTCGCGAGCCTTCGGGCGAAGCACGGCGAACCGCCGATCGGACTCCCTGCGAGCGATCAGGACAGATGGTTCTTCATCAGCGAATTGCCGCGCTGGCGCGTCGAGCTCCCCTATCGCTACGTCCTGCATTCGGGCGAGATCCAGGAGCGCATCGCGACGGTGGTGGTCGACGAATACGAGTGCCGGTGGCGCTGGTTCATGTGGCTCTCGTTCCCGCGCAGGATCAGGCGCAGCATCGACGTGACGTTCAACGGCGAGGTCGGCGAACGCTCGGGATCGTGGAAGGGTGGCTGCGTCGGTTGCGGCTACGACCTTCTTCCGAACGAGACGCCGGAGGAATGCCTGCGGCGCATGGAGCGCGAGCGAAAATTCTGATGATCAGCCGCGTGAGGTTTCAGTTCCGGCGTGACGGGCGGTCATTCACTCGGGAGGTCATCATCGTGCGGACACCATCGAAAATGCTTCGGCGCGCCAGAGCGCGCGCCAAGGCGGCACGCCGGCAGGGGAGGGCAGTCGCGCCATGATGATCGCGCCACACGCCATCCTCCGTTACCTGGAACGCGTCGAGGGCTTCGATATCGAGGCCGCTCGCCAGCGGCTGCGGCCGGCGACCGTGCGCGTGTTCAGCGATTCCGCGCTGGTCGTTTTGCTCGAGCAGGAAGAGCCTGCGCTCATCGAGCGAGTCAAAGAGACGCTGATGCGGGACTGCGCCGATGCGGCGAATGCTGGCGCCAGGAGTCTGGTGAGCGGCGGCGTGAAATACGCGTTCAGAGACCACGCGCTCGTCACGGTGATGCGGGCCGGGTCGAGGTTGAAGCGAAGGAAGCGGGAGAGGGAGACTGCATAATGGCGCTCGACGATTCCTATCTGCTCATGCCTGATGACCGGCGCAGCGCGAGTGTCGCCGCGATCGAGACGAGCTTTTTCGAACTCGGCCTTGATTCCTGCGAGATCGCTTACGCGCTGGGCATGTACGAGCGCCAAGTCGCGCGAGTCCTTCACGCGCTGCGGAATGAGCGGCGCCGCGCGAAGGCAAAGGAGAGCGCATGAGCAAGCTCTTCGCCAAAGAAACCGATCTATGCGCCGCGTTCCTCGAGGAAGTCGCGCGGCGCGAGAATGGGTGGGTCGCCTATGCCGAGACCTGCGGCTTCGATATCGTTCTAGTTCGCTCTTCGGACGGCGCTCAGATCGGGATCGAGGCAAAGCTCGCTCTGAACCCGACCGTGCTCTGCCAGGCGCTGCATGGCGCATCGGACCATTGGTGCGTCGATGGTCCTGATTATCGCGCTGTGCTGGTGCCGGCGGATGCGACCAAAGGGCTGGCGCCGATCTGCGCCGCGCTCGGCGTCACGGTGATCTCGTGCCGACCGCCGCGCCCGCGCGAGGAAAGACGATATTCGGTTCAAGGTCCGGCCATGTTGCCGGACCTTCCGGATGGTGCGAGGGAATGGACGGATAAGCACTGGCACGACTGGTGCCCGGCGAAGCGCCTCGCTCTCCCCGAATATGTCCCGGATGTGGTCGCCGGCGCGTCCGCTCCGGTCGCTCTGACGCATTGGAAGATCCAAGCGATCAAGCTCGCGATCTTGCTCTCCGAGCGCCCGGTGACGCGGAACGACTTCAAGGCGCTCCGGCTCTCCCCGACGCGCTGGACCGATCCCTACACCGGATGGCTGGTGAAGGGGGAGGGCGGCTATGTCGCAGGGCCTCGCATACCGGACTTCAAGGCGCAGCATCCGACGGCGTGGGAGCAGATCCTCGCCGATAAAGAAAAGTGGGCGCCCGCGACGACAGGGGCGCTGCTCTGATGGCGGGAGCCCATGACATAGAGCCCATCCGGTTCCTGTCGATTTGCCGCGGCGCGCGGCTCGATGCGGCGCTACGGAGGGGCCCGGCCGAATGAGCGCGAAAGGACGCGCAGCGCGGCGCATCTCCGCGCGCTTCCCCGATCGCTGCGTGATCTGCGGCGGCGCGATCGTCGAGGCGCATACCGCCGATCATTTCACGCCGCAAACGTTCTCGCGGGCCCTGCCGCGCGCGACCGCGCTCGGGCTGGTGTTTCCGGCTCATGCGGCCTGCAACAATGTGCGCGGCCATTCGGTCGCCTCGCGCGAGATGATCGTGCAGGCGGCGCTGATGCTCGCCGATCTCGGCGACGCCGAGCTTGTCGCCGCATTCGGCAATATCTCAGCCGTGGAGGCGACGCTGCGGGCGCATGCCGATGCGCTGGCGGCGCTGCGCAAGGAGACGCGCGCGGCGGTGGCGCGCGAGGTTGCGCGCGGGAGGGCGGCAGAATGAGCGCAGCGCCTACCGTCCTAGACCCGCTCCCGCAGCCCCAGACGCTTGAAGAGTTTATTCTGACAAGCGAGCCCTACCTGCGTCCGCCGCCGTATCAGTCGAAGTTCCGTGCCGTCCGCTGGACGGAGCTGGACATGCCGGGCCCGGAGCATGAATGGCTCGTAAAGGGTGTCATCACGCGAGGCGAGCGCACGATGATGGTCGGCGCCTCACAATCCGGGAAGAGCTTTCTCGCGATCGACCTCGCGATGGCGATCGTCCGAGGCGTGCCATGGTTCGGCGCAAAGGTTCGGCGCGGCGGCGTCGTCTATCAGGCCGGAGAGGGCGGCCGCGGGATCAAGAAACGTCTCAGGGCATATCGCATCGAGCATGGGCTCGAGTCGCAGGTCGAGCTGCCCTTCGTGCTCCTCCCGGCGCCGGTCGATCTCTATGCCGGCGATGACGCGACGACGGCGCTGATCGCAGAGGCGAAGCATTGGGCTTCGACCTTCGACAGCCCTTTGGAGCTCGTCGTCATCGACACGCTTTCGACGGCGACGCCAGGGGCTGATGAGAACTCCTCGAAAGACGTCGGGCCCGTCTTGGCGCGCTGCGAGCGCATCGCGCAGGAATGCGCCTGCGCTGTGATGCTGGTCCACCATATGAACTCGGGCGGGCAGAAGCCGCGCGGCCACACCTCGATCCTCGCCAATCTGGACTCGGTCCTGAAGGTCGAGAAGCTCGATGAAATGGACGTTGACCGGCGCGCTATTCGAGAGATCGAGCTGGCGAAGCAGAAGGACGGCGAGAGCGGCCGGAAATGGCGCTTCGTTCTGCCCGCCGTCGAGATCGGAAAGGACTCCGACGGCGAGGCGGTGACGAGCTGCGTCGTCCGGGAGCCGAACACGGATGGCGAGCCGGGAGAGACCGCGAAGGCGACGGATGCCGGGACGCGACTGACTCCGCAATGCGAGGTTTTCTTGCGCGCGATCTATCGCGCGCTCAGCGACCACGGCGAGGACGCGCCGCCAGCGCTCGGCCTGCCGGCGGGAACGCGCGTCGTGAAGTGGAAGCGGCTCGGCGAGGTCTTCGCCGGCATGGCGTTTGACGGCGCCGATGAGGCAGATCCGAAGAAGCGGCAGGACAAGCTGTCGCAGGCGATGAAGCGACACGGGGAGCGGCTGATGCAGCTCAACATCATCATGCGGCAAAATCCGTTCGTATGGCTGACCGGGAAAAAGGTGCGCGGATTCGCGCGCCGGCCGGACAGCGCCGGGAACGCGCGCGGCGAACAGCGGGAGGAACCGCCGCCGCCGATCCGGATGGACGAGCCGCTGTTCTGACAGCCGGCAAAGCGCTGATGTCAGTTTTCGAGTTTTGATCCGCTCCAGGGAATTACGAGATAAGCGATGGCAGGAAAAGCGAAATCCACAATGCGCGGATTTGAGCGCGCCAAGCGTGATGATGGCGTCCTGTCAGAAATGTCATCTGACATGGCCGCGATGTCAGACTTTTCGGAAGACGCTGACGGCCGCTTCAGCCCGGAACGGGCGGCGCGGCTGCTGGCGTCGTCTGTGATCAGGACTGCGGAGCTCCAATGGACGGTCGAGCATGTCCGGGTCCGGCTGCGTGAGGCCGCGCGCGGGTGCGAGCGATTGGTCCGCCGTGTCGGGCCTGGCGCAATGCGCAGCTTCTGGCCCGACCCCGCGCTCTACGCGACGGAGGTCGAGTTTTCGGACCAGGTGACGGCGTTGCAGGCCGGCGCAAAGCAGGCGCGCGCCGGCGGCGCGCCGCTGGCGCACATGGGGGTCGGCGGCGATCGAGAAATCTCCCGCATCGAAGAGGCGATCTATTGGCCGATGCGCTATCTCGGCGCACCAGAACATGACAACGCGCGAACAGCGCTCCGCCTATGGATCGAGTGCGAGGCCAGAAATTGGGCCTTCAGCCGAGAATGCTTGACGCTGAATTGCTCGCGCGCGGCGGCGAACCGCCGTGTCGACGCGGCGATGCGCGTCATCCTCGAGGGCGTGATTAGAGACGGGGTGCGCCCGTGAGCGCCGGCCCCGATATCTCGCACGATGCGGAGCCAGAAGCCTACGGCGCGGCGATGGCGCTCTGCCATGGCTATCCGCCGGCGTGCTCAGACGCCGGGGAATGCGCGAAGGAAGGGTTCTGCTTCGGCCGCGAGGGCGCCGGCTACGCCAAGGCGAGGCGCATCATCTCGGCTGCTCTCGAAAAGGAGAGCGACATCTTTGTCCGCGGATGGCTGAAGGTCGCTCTCGACGCGATGGAGCATCGAGGGTTCACGGGAGCGCTCAAAGACGCCATGCTGCTCGTCGAGATCAATCGGCGCGTCCGCGCGGCCTATGGGCGCGAGAGGGGCGGCAGGAAATGACGCGCGCCGCCATCATCCGCGAACACCGCCTCGACGAGCGCATGGTGGGAGACCCGCGCGTCGCCGCCGGCGATCTCATGGCGCTGCATGCCTGCCTCTATGCCGCCGCCATCCTGCGGAAGCGCGGGGCGCTCCCTCCCGACGCCGGCGGATTCGAAGCGCGTTGGGCGCCGCGGGAAAAACAGCGACTTGAACTCAGATTCCGCGAAGATATCGAACGGCCCGCAATATCCCCGAAATCCGAGGTCGTTCGGCCCCTGCAGCGCGGCCGCGCCGAAGATATCGCGGGAAAAACTCGTTGCCGGAGCGAGACAAAAACGGCAATTCTCGCGCCCGAGATAAGGTCACCGCTGTGCCTGAGGCACTGAGAGGCGGCCAGAACCCCGCGGGCGCGGAGCGCCCCATCAGTTTCGAGCGGTTCAGCGATTGAGGGTGCCAGCGAAGCCTCAAAGAATGCGCCCCTCGCGCGAGAGCTTGATCGGAGATGGCTACGCCCCGGACGCTCTGCGTCTTCCGGGCAACGTCACAAAGCCATGGCACCTGGACGGTCGTCGACCCCGGACAGGAAGCTGAACCGCTCGTTCCCTTCGCCTGCCCGGCCCGAAACCTCGCGACCCTCGCGGAGCTCTGATGTAGGGCCGGGTGGGCGGCGCGCGCAGCGCGCCCGACACAGCAGGAGCACCCCCACATGGACAAGCGGCCGCAGATCGAAGAACTGATCGAACTGGAATCGACGCCCGGGCGCAGCCCCGGCGCGGTTGCCCGGGAGCTCTGCGGAACCCTCGGCTGCTCTGGGAACTATCCGCTCCTCAAGGACCTCCTCGAGGAATTGCTTGCCGACGGGAACAAGGCGAGCTTCGACCGCTCCGCGATCTTGGCGGACTTCGACGCTGCAGCGCCGAAAGATGCAGCCGAGGCGCGACATCGCAGCTTCTGCCGGAACAACCCAGGCGCTCCGATCGCCGCCGGCGCGCGCAGCGCGCACGCTTTGCAAGGGGCGTAAAGCCGCCCCCTAGGACCTCGTTGTTTTTCGGTGTTCAACGAGCTGCCTAGAACCCAAGAACCGACGCGCGAGGCGCTCCCACAGGAGGCTGAAAGCGCGAGAATTCATATAGTGCCTGCGGCCACGGCGAGAGCCGGCGAATTAACGCACCATGGCTTTGGCGATCGGAGAGCCCCCATACTCTCCGAGCCGCGACGCAGGCAGGAAGGTTTCGAGACGGCAGTCGGCGGCGACGCCGGCAAGCAGATGGCTGGCAGCATGCCGCTGCGTCTCCTGGGGCGTATAGCTGCAATTATGGCCCCGGCGTCTCGAAAGCATTCCCTGCCAGGAATGGTGGGTTGACCTGCCCCGCGCGCTCTCAGTTTCCTAGGCCGGGAAACGCGCGGGGCGGTCTTCAATTCTGCCCGTGTAGCTCAGTGGTAGAGCGGCCCCTTCGTAAGGGGCGGGTCGCAGGTTCAAATCCTGCCTAGGGCTCCAATATCGGCCGGCGCTGGGTGGAGCGCCTGTTCAAGGACAGCGCGGCCCCGCGAGCGATCCGGGGCTATCGCGCCGTCCGGTCCCTTTCTCACACCGCCAAGAGAGCGGGAGCGCCTATGGCGCGCCCTTCGCGGCTTTCTCCGCCGCGCGCCTCTTCCGCATCAGTTCTCGCTGATACGCGTTGCGATCGAAGCTCCCCTTCGGGGCACGCTTCCTCTTCGGCTTCTCTGGCTCGGGAGGCGTCGCAGGCTCTGCGTCTGCGATACGCGGCGGGGTGCAAGGGACAAACCGAATGGCCATCCCATAAGTCTAACAGACCCGACGCATAAGTCTAACAGATTGTCGCCGGGGCGGCTCTGGGGACTATGAGACGACCGCCACACCGCTAAATCAAAATCGGCCGTCAAAAATCAAGGTATTCAAGAATGGCGAGAACTGGCGGCCATGGCGGCGCCCGCCCCGGCGCCGGACGCAAGAAAGGCGGATTGACCGGGCGAACCCGCGAGGTCGCCGAGAAGATCGCCGCGAGAGGGAAGACGCCCCTCGAGGTGATGATCACCATCATGCGTCGGGCAGAGCGGAAGAAAGACGACGCCATGGCGCTGGACGCCGCCAAAGCGGCGGCCCCTTACATGCACCCCAGGCTCGCATCGGTCGAGCATTCCGGGCCGAACGGCGGCCCGATCGAAACCGCCCAGGTGAGCCCGCGTGACAGAATCGCTCGCCGCCTCGCTTGCCTCGCTCCCCGAGGCGGAGCGGAAGGCGATACTGGCTGACTTAACCGACGATGAGCTTGCTGCGCTCGAATTCGATTGGCGCTTTTGGGCACGCCCGGAGCAACTCGCTCCGCCAGGGGATTGGGCGTTTTGGCTCGTTCTCGCGGGTCGCGGGTTCGGCAAGAGCCGGACGGGCGCCGAGTGGGTGCGCGAGCTGAAAGAGTCCTGCGGGCGCATCGCGCTCGTCGCGCCGACCGCGGCCGATGGCCGAGACGTGATGGTCGAGGGCGTTTCGGGGATCCTCGCTTGCTCCCCGCCCTGGGATCGACCGACCTATGAGCCGTCGAAGCGCCGCCTGACTTGGCGGAATGGAGCCATCGCCACGCTCTATTCTGGGGAGGACCCCGAGGCGCTCCGCGGCCCGCAATTCGGGGCGGCATGGGCAGACGAGCTGTGCGCCTGGCAATATGCGCAGGAGACCTGGGACATGCTGCAGTTCGGATTGCGCCTCGGGCAGAACCCGCAATGCGTCATCACCACGACGCCGAAGCCGCTGCAGGTCTTGAAGGCGCTGCTGGCGAACCCCGCCGCCGTCGTCACGCGGGGCTCGACGTACGACAACCGCGCCAATCTTGCGGAAGGATTCTTCAAGCAGATCATCAGCCGTTACGAGGGAACGCGCCTCGGCCGACAGGAGCTGAACGCCGAGCTTCTCGATGACGTTCCCGGCGCGCTTTGGGCGCGCGACGCGATCGATGGCGCGAGGACGCAGTCGGCTCCGGAGATGCAGCGTGTCGTCGTCGCGATCGACCCGAGCGGGACGCGCGGCGCTGGCGACGATGGCGACGAAGTGGGAATCGTGGTCGCCGGGAAGGGAGTCGATGGCAGGGCCTATGTGCTCGCCGATCGATCCTGCAAGCTCTCCCCGGATGGCTGGGGGCGGCGCGCCGTGACCGCCTATCGCGAGTTCAAGTCCGACCGCATCATTGCGGAGCGGAACTTCGGCGGCGCGATGGTGGAGAATGTCATTCGCGCTGTCGATCGGAGCATCCCCTACAAGGAAGTGACGGCGAGCCGGAGCAAGGTCGCTCGGGCGGAGCCTGTCGCAGCGCTCTATGAGCAAAATCGCGTCTCTCATGTCGGGACGTTCCCGGCGCTCGAGGATCAACTCTGCATGATGACGGGGGATGGATATGCGGGGGACGGCTCGCCGGACCGCGCCGACGCGCTGGTGTGGGCGATATCGGAATTGATGCTCGGGAACGTCGCGCCTTCCCCGATCTTCGGAACCTACGCGGGCTCTCGCTGACCTATGACGAACAAGACACCGGACCAGCGCTCCTCTGACTTCGATGTCATGGGGCGCTATTGGCGCTTGGTCGACGCGCTCCTCGGCGGCGCTGAGACGATGCGAAAGGCCGGAGCGGCCTATCTGCCGAAGTTCCCGAACGAGACCGACGCGGATTATAAGTTCCGCCTCGCCAACGCGAAGTTCACGAACATCTTCGGCGATATCGTCGAGACGCTGGCGTCGAAGCCGTTCGGGGGCGAGATCGCGGTCACGGGCGCCAGCTCGCGGGTCGGGTCGTTCATCGAAAGCATCGACGGGCACGGCTCGCACCTCCATCAATTCGCGGCGCAGTCGTTCTATGCCGGCGTCGCTTATGCGCTGGACTGGATCTTTGTCGACTACACCAAGGGCGTCCCTGAGGGCGCGACGGTCGCGCAAGAGGCCGAAATCGGCGCGCGCCCCTATTGGGTTCATGTCCCCGCACAACAGATGCTCGCCGTCTATTCGGAGATGATCGGCGGAGTCGAGACCTTCGTTCATGCCCGCATCGCCGAATGCTCTGTCGAGCGCGACGGATGGGGAGAAAAGAAGCGCCAGTTCGTCCGCGTCCTCGACCGCGAGGTCGAGCGCGACGAGCTCGGCAACGCGCTCTCCGCCGGGCCGGCGACATGGGAGCTTTGGGAGCGTGTCGAGAAGGCGAGCGCCGGCGGCGCGGATGAGTGGCTGCGTCGCGACGGCGGGCCGATCAGCATCGGCGTCATTCCGATCGTCCCCTTCGTCGCCGGGCGCCGTTATGGCGCGTCGTGGCGCATCAAGCCGGTCCTGCGGGACGCTGCGGAACTGCAGGTCGAGCACTTCCAGCAGGAGAGCGCGCTGAAATATGCGCGCGAGCTGACCGCGTTCCCGATGCTCGCCGGCAATGGAGTCACGCCGCCCAAGGATGAAGACGGGAAGCCGATAGCGGTTCCCGTCGGGCCGAAGACGGTCCTCTATGCGCCGATGGATTCCGATGGGAATCACGGCGAATGGCAGTTCATCGAGCCGAGCGCCGAGTCGCTGCGATTCCTCGCCGATCAGGTGAAGGCGACGGAGGAAGCGCTCCGCGAGTTGGGCCGGCAACCGCTGACGGCGCAGAGCGGCAACATCACGACGGTCACGGCAGCATTTGCCGGCGACAAAGCGATCAGCGTCATCGAAGCGCTGAAGCTGAACTTCAAGGATACGCTCGAAAACGCGCTCGCCCTGACTGCGATGTGGCTCGGCGAAGCGGACTCGATAGAGGTCGAGATGGCGTCCGACGACTCGCTCGATCTTCGCGACGACGACGGGAGCGGCGACCTCATCAAGGCCCGCGAGAACGGTGATCTCTCGCAAGAGACGCTGTGGTCGGAGCTGAAGAGGCGCGGGAAGCTCTCATCGAATTTCGATGCGGAACAGGAGCGCCAGCGCCTTCTCGACGAAGCGCCCGGCGACCCGACCGCTGCGGAAGCAGACGCGGCGGCGGGGATTGTCCCCGGCGCGGCAACCCAGGCCGGCGGCGTCGCGCCGCCGGCGCCCGGTGCGGATGCACCATAGCAGGGCTCGGATGAGCCAGAGGACAGCAAATGAAACTGAAGACGATCGAGAAGGACGGGGCCACCTATGCCGAGGTGAAGGACGGCCGCCCGGTCTATGTGAATGACGATGGCGTCGAGGCCGCTATCGATCTCCCCGGCACGGCCGCGACGATCTCGCGGCTCAATGGCGAGGCGAAGACCCATCGAGAAGCGAAAGAGGCAGCGCTCGAAAAGCTGAAGGCGTTCGAGGGAATCGATCCCGCCGCCGCGCGCGACGCGCTCGACAAGATCGCCAATATCGACGCGAAGAAGCTGATCGACGCCGGCGAGGTCGAGAAGGTCAAGGAAGGCATTTCGCGCGCGCTCGAGAGCAAGGCGGCGGAAGCGCAGAAGGCGTTCGAGGCGCAGCTCTCCGCCGAGCGCGCGAAGGTCGCGAAGCTCGAGGACGCGCTCCATTCCGAGAAGATCGGCGGCGCTTTCGCACGGTCGCAGTTCATCAAGGACAAGCTGTCCATCCCCGTCGATCTCGTCCAGGCCCGTTTCGAGCAGAACTTCAAGCTCGAGGACGGCCGAGTCGTTGCCTACGATCAGGCCGGCAACGTGATCTATTCGTCTGCGCGCCCCGGCGAGATCGCCGATTTCGACGAAGCGATGGCCTCGCTCGTCGCCGCCTATCCGCAGAAGGATCACATCCTCAAGGGCACCGGCGCCAGCGGCACCGGGGCGCGCCCGAGCGCCGGCAGCGCCGGCAGCGCGAAAACCATGACGCGCGCCGAGTTCGGTCGCCTCGACGCCGCGGCGCAGATGAAGGCGATGACGGTCGACAAGGTCTCTCTGGTCGACTGACCGAATACCAGCCGCGCCTCGGATGAGGAGCGGCGTTGCGGGCCGGATGGCCCAATCACGCACCCTCAGCATTGAAAGGACCATCCGATGGCGAATACCCTCACGGGTCTCGTCCCGACCATCTATACCGCGCTCGATGTCGTCTCTCGCGAGCAGATCGGCTTCATCCCGAACGTCAGCCGCGACGCCACGGCGGAATCCGGGGCGGTCGGCCAGACCGTCCGCTCCCCGATCGTCCCGCCCGGATCGCTCGAGGACATCACGCCCGGCGTCAATCCGGGCGACAGCGGCGATCATGTGCTCGATTACGCCGATGTCGTGATCACCAAGTCGAAAGCCTATCCGATCCGTTGGACCGGCGAGGAGCAAAAGTCGGTTTCCCAGTTCGGCCAGTACAACGTGATCCTGGCCAATCAGTTCGAGCAAGCCTTCCGCATGCTCTCGAATGCGGTGGAGGCGGACCTCGCTGTGACCGCTCTCGCGAATGCATCGCGGGCATATGGAACGGCCGGCACCACTCCGTTTGCGACGGCCGATGATCTCACGGACCTGTCCGAGACCAACCGAATTCTCGATGACAACGGCGCGCCGAAGACGGGCCGCGTCATGGTTCTGAATTCGGCCGCGAAAGCGAAGCTCGAAGGCAAGCAGCCCGTGCTGTTCAAGGTGAACGAAGCCGGCGACGCCGGCGCGATGCTGCGACAGCGCCAGATGCGAATGCTCCAGGGCTTTGTGATGGGCTACTCCGGCGGCATTTCCCTTCACACGAAGGGCACGGGCGCCGGCTACTTCACCAACTCGGGCACCACGAACGCCATCGGCGACGTGACGATCCCGGCCGATACCGGAGCCGGGACGATCCTTGCCGGCGACGTCGTCACCTTCGCGGCCGATGCCGCGAACAAATACATGGTGAAGACGGCGCTGTCTGGAGGCAATCTGAAGATCGGCAACCCCGGTCTCCGGGTCGCCGTCGCCGATGGCAATGCGATCACCGTCGGCAACAGCTTCACGCCCAATTTCGGCTTCTCCCCGAATGCGCTGGTGCTCGCGGCGCGCCAGCCGGCCATGCCCGAGGGGGGAGATGCTGCCGACGACGTGATGGCGGTTACCGATCCGCTTTCGGGGCTCACTTTTCAGGTTGCGCTGTATCGGCAGTATCGCCGGATCAAAATCGAGGTCGGCCTCGCCTGGGGCACGGCGGGCGTCAAGTCCGAGCATATCGCCGTGCTGCTTGGCTGAGCGACGTTTGCGTGGCCGGCGGCCTTGCGCCGCCGGCGGCTATCCAGGAGGCGAGAATATGATCCGAACCGTCCCCATGATCCGCGCCGACGACGGCAAGACGGCGGATGTCCATCCCGACGAGGTCGAGAATTGGCGGCCGCACGGATGGGAAATCGATGAGGCTCGCGTTCAGGCGCAGGCGGAAGAGGCGGCGCGCCTCAAGCGCGAAGCCGAGGAGAAGGCCCGCGCCGAGGCCGAGCGCAAGGTGGCGGAAGAGGACGCCATGCGCAAGGCGGAAGAGGACGCCGCTGCGGCCGCGCGACAGGCGCAGGCAGACGGCGCGCCGGCTGCGCAGGAAGGGCAGGGCGGCGCGGCGCCCGAGCGGGCAGAGAGCGAAGATATCGCGGCGCCGGAGCGGGCCGGCTCCGGCAAGCAGGAGACACCGCCCGACGCCGCGGCCGCGGGGCAGGGCACTGGACCGGCAGAGAGCGCCGCTGGCGCGCCCGTGAGCGCGGATGGCAGCAACGGCGCATCGGGCTCGGAGCCGCCTCCCCCGACCGTCAGCAAGGGCCCCAAGGGCCTCTGGTTCGTGAAGTCCGGGGGAGTGATCGTCTCTCCCGGCTTCCCGACCGAGGAAGCGGCCAATGCCGCGCTGGCCGAGATCGCCGCCGGCGGTCAGAAATAGCGAGCCTCTGGCGCGATCATGACCCCGCGCGAGGTCGGCGAGTGGATCATCGCCCAGTGGCGGGCTGACGACCATCCCCGCATGATCGTCTGGCAGCTCGCGCATACGAGCGCGCCTCTGACTTGCGCCGAAGTGATGACCATCGTGCGGGCCTATATCGACGCGACCTCTGAAAATCTGAAATTGGGGCGAGGGAGACGCGAGTGAGCAACGTCGTCGATCTCCGGCCGGGGAAGTGCGAGTAAGTCGAGGTCCCGCATCTGGCCGGGACCTTCATTTGCGGCGCCTGCCATCATGAGTGGACCGGCGTAGCTCCGGTCGGCTCGTTGCATGTCGATTGCCCGAAGTGCGGGCGCATGTGGGGAGCCCCCAAGAACGTCGTCGAGCCGGACGTGCATTGGCGCTGCAAGTGCGGCGAATTCTTGTTTTGGCTGACGCCGAAGGGCGCGCAATGCCGGCGCTGCGGCGTCATCTCGAGCGATTGGGCGAACTGAATGCTGACCGTCGAAACCGGGGCCGGGCTTGCCGACGCGGACGCCCTCGTCTCCCTCGCCGAGTGCGACGCCTATCATGCGGCGCGCGGCGCTGCGGCGTGGACCGGCGACGACGCAGACAAGGAGTCGGCGATCAGGCGCGCCACGGCCCATCTCTCGCGCTCCATCACATGGACGGGCGTCCGCACCCATGGCCGCGATCAGGCGCTCGCTTGGCCACGTGCCGGCGTCGTCGATGGCGAGGGGTGGGGAATCGCGTCCGACGAAATACCGGGCGAGATCAAGGATGCGTGCTGCGAGCTCGCGCTGATCGAGTTGGCGACGCCCGGCGCGCTGTCGCCGGTCGTGACGCCGAGCAAGGCCGTCAAGCGCCGCGTCATCGGCCCGATCGAGACCGAATATGCGAATCCTCTCGCGGGTGTGAACGAAAGCCGGCCGGAGTCGGCGGCGGTCATGGCGCTTATCCGACCCTTCACATGCAGCGGCGGGCAGTCGTCGGTCGCGGGGCGATTGTATCGGGCATGAGCGCCATCGACTACGCAGAGATCAGGGCCGAGGCCGAAATCGCCATCGCGGAAGCCGGACAGACGGCACAGATCCGCAGGTCATCGCGCTCTGGCACGGCTTATGATCCGATCATCACGACGACCGATCATGACTGCCTCGTCGTCGAGGTCGGCTACACGATTCAGCAGATCGACGGGACGCGCATCATGGCCGGCGACAAACGGCTGTTCGTCTCGACCGCAGGCCTCTCGATCACGCCGACAGAATCCGATGCGCTCGTTATCGGCGGCGTCGCGCATGAGATCGTTCGCGTCGCGCCGCTCTCTCCCGCCGGAACGGTCGTGTTCTGGGAGATCCAGGCCCGCATATGAAGAAGCGCGAGGAAGCAGACCGCATCATATGGTGCGACCCCGGTTTCTTTCCCGTCCATTATGGGTTCTGTCCATCCGAGGCGGCGTGGAACCGCGAGATGAAGCGGCTCGGCTGCCCAGGCGAGCAGTTCCCGGAGACGGATGCGAGCGCGACCACCTTCGCGAACAAGACGACCGGAGATGTCACGGCCATCGTCTGCCTGCATGAGCGCCACGACGCGAAGTCCGCCGTCGCTGTGATGGCGATGCTCGCGCACGAAGCCGTTCACGTCTGGCAGACGATCCGCAAGGAAATGGGCGAGCGCGAGCCCTCCATCGAATTCGAAGCCTACGCGATACAAGACATCGTTCTGCGGCTCGGAGCCGCCTATGAGCAATCCCGCCGCCCGAAATGGGCGCGAAACAGGAGAACATGAAGATGGGCGTTTCCGCGAAGATCGACTTCTCCCTCACCACGTCGCAGTCCGGAGCCAACGCCTTCGGCGGGCCCTACATCCGGATGGACATCGCGCAATCGCTGCTGCTCGCGAACGGCACCGGCGCGAACCAGTTCGACAAGCTCCATGTCACCGAGCGCACGGTCGCGAGCGGCGCGAACGATGACATCGACCTCGCCGGCGTTCTGACCGATGCGCTCGGCGCCGCCTTCACCGCCGCGAAGCTGATCGCCCTCGCCATCATCAACAAGCCGCTCGACCCCGCTGCGGCGGCGAACACCACGAGTCTGACGCCCGGCGGCGGAACGAACACCGTGCCCGGCTATGCCAATGCGCGGTGTCCGATCGGCCCCGGAGATTTCTGCGTCGAAATCAATCGCACCGCGTCGGGCCTCGCGACCGTGACGGCCGGCACCGGCGACATCATCCGCGTCGCAAATTCGGCGGGCGCGACGGCGAAATATTTGCTGGCGATTCTCGCGCGCTCGGCTTGATAGGCGAGACGATGCGCGTTTCAGCCGATCCGAACGACCCGGACTATCGTCCGGGTCTCATAAATGCGCGCGTCTATCTGGACGGCTCGCTCTTGAAGAATGTCGTCTGCGCGGATGAAGAGGCGGGCGTCGTACGTGTCCTTGCGGTCGATGCAGCGGGTCATGTGCTCGTCGAAGGGGACGAGTTCAAGATCGAGATGCTTCGCGGTATCGTCAAAATCCTCGTTGACGAGACCGCTGCGGCCTGATGCCGTCAAATCGCGACCCCATCGACGCTCTGCTCGACCAATTCGAGCCGCGCATCCGCGATGCGTTCCTCGCCGCGATTCAGCGCATAGCCGACAAGGTGTCGATCAAGCAGCTCGAAGACAGGCTGCGCGTCGGCGATATCGAGGGAGCGCTGCGCGCCGTTGGACTCGATCCGAACGACTTCGCGCCTCTCCGCAATGAGATCGTCGCGGCCTATGGCGCCGGCGGGTCGGCGGTTGCAGACACGATCCCAGCGGCGCGTGGCTCCGATGGCGCGCTGATCAGGATTTTGTTCGACATCCGATCTCCGCGCGCCGAGGCATGGGCGCGTGACAAATCCTCGACGCTGGTGACGGAGATCGTCGACGATCAGCGGAATATGATCCGCGAGCACATGCGCGCCGGCTTAGAGGCCGGGCGCAACCCGCGCGACACCGCGCTGGATCTTGTCGGGCGCATCGACCCGCGGACGAAGAAGCGCGCCGGCGGCGTCATCGGGTTGACCTCGACTCAGGAGCAATGGCAGAGGCGCTATGCCGCCGAACTCGTCTCGACCGATCCCGCCGATCTGCGCAACGCGCTCGGCCGCGGGCTCAGGGACAAGCGATTTGATGCCGCCGTCCTGCGCGCGATCAGGGACGGGAAGCCGATCCCGGCCGAGACCCGCGCGAAGATGGTCGCGGCGTATCGATCGCGCTCGCTGAAATATCGCGCCGACACGATCTCGCGGACGGAGACGATCCGCGCGCTCGGCGCGGCAAAGATCGAAGCCTACGAGCAGGCGATCGACAAGGGGCAGGTGCAGGAGCAAGACCTCCTGAAGATCCCGCACTCCGCCGGTGATGAGCGGGTCCGTCACAATCACCGCGATGTCGAGCGCCTGAACCGCAAGGGCGTGCCATGGCGGCAGGCCTATGCGGTGCCTGCCGGCATGGCCCCGCAGATGCACGCGCCTTACGACGAGGTGCAGTGCCGCTGTCGTGAAGAGGTGAAGATCAACTACGTTCGCAAGCTCATCTCGAGCGCCGGGCCAGTCTCGCCGCCGCCGTCGCCGGCCCCGCCGCCCCGTCCGCCGGAAAAGCCAAAGGTCGACATTCCCTCCCTCGACGCAGCGGCGAAATCGTTCGTCTTGGAGAACGGGCGGCGCGAAGGCAGGGAGTTCTTGCGAGCATTCGATCTGTCGACGGGCGCCGTCTTGGAAGACAATTCTGGAGAGCGATCGAAGGTCGGAATCTCTGCCGAGACGGGGGCGGCGCTACGCGATCCGTCTCGGGAGATCATGGTCCACCATAATCATCCGGGGTCGACCTCCTTTTCGGACCAGGACATCTTCATGCTCGTGTCGCTCCCAGGTTTGAAAGGACTTTGGGCGCATGGTCACGACGGATCATCGTACTATGCCGAGGCGGCGCGTAAATTGACCGATCGGGTGGCTCAGCGTAAGATCAAGGCCGCCAGCAGCTTCGTCATAGATCGGATGAAGGCGAAGCTTAGCGAACTCCGCGACGATCCGGCTGTTCGGAACAAATTGATAGACGAGCTTGCCGCCTCGCATTCGCATGCAATGAGCCTCGTTCTTCATAATCTTGGCGTGCTGTCTGCGTATAAATACGAGCTGGCAGACGCCAGAAAGCCCTCCCCTGTCGCCCGCTCGTTCCTATCTAGTATCGCGGTGGAGGCCGAGAGGGTCTTGCGATGATGGCGTTTATCGATCCGCCGGGCTATTTCGCGCCGATTCAAGAATGGCGCGATTTTCTGCGCGAAATGGAACTCGCCGTCGGCAGGATCGACGGGGCCGAAGAGCATGTCGCGATGGCGAAGCGCGTCATCGCGGAAAAGGAGGCCGACGCGGCGGAGGAGGCGCGGCTGAATGGCGCAGAAGACATTCTCCGCAGAAGTTGACGCGTGGGTCCGCGCGACGAAGGAACGGATCGAGGCCGTCTTTCGCCTTTCAGCACAGAAGCTCAACGAAGAGGTCATGTCGCGAACCCCGATCGACACCGGATATCTCGTTCATTCGTGGACAGCTTCGTTGTCTGGTGCCTCGGCAATCATGCCGGAGTCGAGAGGAGCGGCAGGAAAGACATATGCAGTCGATGCGGGGCCTATCAATCTCGTGATTGCGGGGGCTCCTCTCAGCGCAACAATTTGGATGTCGTTTTCCGCCAGTTACTCGATCTTCGTCGAGTTCGGAACGGAGAAGATGGCACCCCGCGCTATGGTTAGACTCGCCGCGCAGAATTGGGGAGAAATCGTTTCTGAATCAGTGCGCGAAGCGAAAAATGCGGTAAAATAGCCGGGCGACACGGTGCTGGTAACACCTGTGCCGCCCTAACCACTCGAACGGCAGAGGTTCGATATGGCTGATGCGAATCTATTGCAGCAGGACACAGTAGGCAACCGTGGGCGCACACAAGGGCGGCCATACGCCGTAGACCGTGAATGGCTCGATCTCCAATATTCGGTAAAGGCGCGTCCGGTGGGAGATATTGCCGCCGAGATCGGGTGTTGTGTCGAGACCCTCAACCAAATCATAAAGAAACTCGGCATACCCAGGAGAGACGGCAGGAAGGGGCGGGTTGTTCGGTCGGCGAGAGCGCCATTCAATCTTGTTAGGGCCGCGTGGCTTTATGAAATTTGCCGGATGAACGCGACAGATATCGGCAGCGACCTCGGCGTTGAATGTTCGACAGTTTTGCGCCGGTTGAGAGAAGGCGGGATTAGAATCCGCCATCACAATGAGACGAAGCGCGGAGCGCGGGCCAAGAATCGTATAGTTCTGAACGAACGTAAGGTCGTGTCCGCATATCGTGCCGACGGCGGAAGCGTCGATTCTGTCGCGGATAAGTTCTCTGTGTCGCGGGCTGTTATTGAGCGCATTCTGAAAAGCAATATGGTGAAAATGAAGCCTCTGAGCGAGGTTCGCCCATACAGTGGTGACAGCAACCCGAACTGGCGCGAAGACATATCAGATGCGGAACGAGAAGCCCGCCGAGATGCGTTCAAACAGTCGGCTTGGCGAATGGCCGTATATGAGCGCGATGGTTTCACGTGCCAAAAGTGCGGCGACGACAGCGGCGGGAACCTCAACGCGCATCATGTAGAGCCACATTGCGCGAACAAGGAACTCAGGTGGTCGGTGTCGAACGGGATAACGCTTTGCAAGACGTGCCATACCCAGTTCCACCGGCGCTACGGTGTGAAGAGATGCGGAAGGCCTGAGTTGGAAGAGTACTTGGCGGCCGCCGAAGCGGTCAGTCGCGCGAAGGCGGCTGTTCGTTCGAACTCGCGTTAGCGCGATCGACCTCTTTGAACATCATCAGCATACAGCAAACGACGAACCGCTCGACGGAGCGCAACGTCTTCTCGCCGAGTTCAGTCTCGGCGTGACGGTCTCCCGTCGTCTCGATGAACCGTTTGAACAGAGCATGGATCTCTGCGTCGGTCATCAGGGGCGGGGCGTCGTCATCGCGCATCATGGGAGCGTAGCACGATGAGCGAGGCGCCGGAAGTCGCCATCCCTGTGTTGCTTTTCAAGCATTTGGAAGACATGACCTTCGCGCCGCCGCTGCCGATCGCTTGGCCCGATGTGCCGTTCGACCCGCCGGCGGGGACATGGCTCGCGGTCGATTATCTCCCGAACCGGAACATCTCGCCCTTTATCGGGAACCGCGCCTCGACGCTGATGCGCGGGATCTTTCAGGTCGCTGTCGTGACGCCGCGGGGTTCCGGCGCGATCAAGCCGGCGCAGATCGGGGCCGCCATAGCGGCGCACTTCAAGAGGGGAACGCCGCTGCGGCCGGGCGATGGGAGCTTCACGCTGAAGATCGACGGCAGGCCGAGCGTCGGCGCGTCTATCTCCGAAGAAAAATGGACGCGGACTCCAGTAACCATTCTTTGGCGCGCGTTCACGGCATGATTTCTTCGGCCGCGAGGCAATAGCAGTGGCGATCACACGATATATCGCGCCGGTCCTGGACAGCGCCGGCGTGCCGCTGCTCGACAGCAACGGGGTGCAGATACTCTATCTCAACCTGGAAAGGGGACGTAAAATGGCAGTAGAAACCACCGCGGGCGCGCGGTTTTTTATCGGTCCACAGGCCGATGTCGACGCGATCAATGCGATGAGCGAGGCGGCGGCAATCGCGCATTTCGAAGCGGTCACGGGCTGGACGGAGGTCGAGGAGGTCGAAGACCTCGGCACGATCGGCGACTCGTCGGACGAGATCACCTTCACGGCGCTCAAGAACCGCCGGGTCCGCAAGATCAAGGGGCCGCGCAACGGCGGCACCCAGAATGTCGTCGTCGGACGCGACCCGCTCGACGACGGCCAGAATGCGCTGATCGACGCCGAGAAGACCGATTACGACTACTATTTCAAGGTCATCTATGACGACGCGCGCGGCGACAGCTACACGGAGTCGGTCGACTATTACGCCGGAATGGTCATGACGCGTCAGGCTAACCTCGGCAACGGGTCGAACGTCACGCGTCGAAACTTCAACATCGGCATCAACACCGGCGTCTATTCCGTCGACACCGTCGGCGCCTGATCGGGGAAGAATTATGAGCAAGGAATTCGACCTCTCCGACCTGGACTATTCCGACGAGGCGACGATGACGGTCGTCATCAAGGGCAAGCCGTCGGACTGGACATGGACGTTCGCCGGGCCCGGCCACGAGAAGACGATCGAGCAGCGCAACCGCATGTCTCGCGAACGGCTACATCGCGAGCACGAGCAGGAGCAGGCCCGCGTCAACGGCAAGAAATGGACCGCCCCGGAAGAGTCCGTCGCCGCAGTGCGCGACCGCAACATCGCCTTCGTCGTCGATCGCCTCCTCGGGTGGAGCGAGTTCAAATTCGGCGGCGCGGTCTATCCGTTCTCGCCGGAGAACGCGCGCAAGCTCCTCTCCGATCCGAAGAAGGGCGCTCTCCTGGTCCAGGCGCTCGAATTCCTGAGCGACGATCAGGCTTTTACGACGCGCTCGGCCGACGCCTGATCGGCTACGCCGAGCGCACCTTCTATCTCGACTATCTCGATGAGGGCAGGACGCGGCGCGACCGATTGGAATCGCGCCTCGCCCGCGCCCATCGAAAGAACCGGCAGGATGTCGTCGCCGAACTCGAGGCGGAGCTCGCGACGCCGCTGTTCCCCGACGCGCTTCGGCATGTCTGGGATATCTGGGCTCGTCTGAGGCGTCGTAAGGCGCCGGGGATGTCCGGGCCGTCTCCCGTCGAATGGCCGGATATCGATGCGTTCCTGCGCATGTCGCGGCGCCGGCTGGCGCCGTGGGAAATCGAGCTGATCGAAGAGCTCGACGATCTCTATCTCGCCAAGCAATCGGCGGAAGCGGCGAGCCTTGCCGAGAAGCAGCGCGAGATCAAGGACGGGTTGCACCGCATGACGAAGGTTGTGACGGTGAAGCGGAAGAAAGGAGGGGCCAGTGACAACGCCTGATGTCGCGACGCTCGGCCTCGCCATCGATTCCTCTCAGGCCGAGAAGGGCGCGCTCACCCTCGACAAGCTCGCGGCGAGCGCGCGCAAGTTCGAAGATCAGGCGACTCGCATGGCGCTCGGAACGACGGGCGCGTTCAAGACCATCGGCGGCGGAGTCGACGCGGCGGCGAAGAAGCTCGAGGACAACGCCGCGAAGATGAGCGGCGCCTTCGCGAAAGTCGGGAAGGACGCCGCGCTCGGCGCTGTTGCTGCCGGGAGCGCCGCGGACAAGATGGCGACGGAAGTGGAGGATTCCGCAGCCGCCGCGACCGACGCGCTGATGCGGCTGGACAGGCATGTCGGCGCCGGGGCCGGCGTCGGCCGTGACGCCGCTGCCGTGCGAGCCGCGGATAGCGCCGTCATGACCCACCCCGTCGCGGCCGCTTCATCTGGCGCGCTCGGCGACGCCGCGGCAGGCGTCTCTCTGGCGACGGCGCGGGCCGGCGCGGCGACCGTCGCGTTCGATCGGCTCTCCGCTGCGGCCGGGCGCGCGGAATCTGCGGCGATGGCGGTCGGCGCCGGTTATGAGATGGCCGGGAACGATATCATGGCGGCGACGGGGACATTCGACGCCGCGGCCGCGCTTGTGACCCGGCAGGCGGCGGCCGAAGCCGCTGCGATCGATGACGTGACGCGCAGCGTCGAGCGCCAGCGCGACGCGATGGGGCGCTTCTCCGTTGCGGCGGGGGCGGCTGGCGCGACCACATCCGCAACAGAGGACGCGGTGACGCAGATCGTCGGCGCCCGCGTCACGACAGCCGATCCGCTGGAGCGCGTGACGAAAGGCGTGAACGACAACGCGAAATCCGTCGGGCTCGCGCGCCACGAATGGACGAACCTGTCGAGGCAGCTACAGGACGTGCTGACCATGGGGTTCATGGGAGCGTCGCTCCCTCAGATCGCGACATCTCAGGCCGGGCAGATCTATGACGCTCTCGCATCGTCGAGCGTCGGCGCCAAGGCGGCTATCGCCGAGGTCGGCTCGACCGCGCTGCGCGTCGCGACGCATCCCCTCACCATTCTCGCCGCCGTCGTCGGGACTGCAGGCGTCGCCGTGATGCGATTCCGCGATCAGCAGGCCGAGCTGGAGCGCGCGCTCAATGGCGTCGGCCGCGCCGCTGGCGCGTCGGCTGGACAGCTTTCCGCGATCGCCGATGCGACGGCGCGCTCCGGCTCGATGTCGCGCGGACAGGCCGTCTCCGGCGCGGCACAAATCGCCCAGGCCGGAATCGGAGTCGAGAATATCCCGACGCTTCTCAGCGACGCGCCGCGCTTTTCCCATGCGTTCGGGCTCGAGCTTTCCGACGCCTATGCGGAAATCGTGAAGATCGTAGGGGACCAGGGGCTCGGCGCATTCGAGCGCCGATTCGGCCCGGTGTCGCTGGCGACGAAGGAGACGGTGACCGCGCTGGAGCAAATGGGGCGATTTTCGGAAGCCGCAGCGATGAAGACGCGCCTCTTCGACGAAGAGGTCCGAAAGGCAAAGGATTCGACCGGGCTTCTCGCGCGCGGATGGGAGGCTTTCACGTCGCTTCCGGGCAAGGCGCTCGATGGCCTCGGCGCCGGGCTCGATGCTTTGCTTCCGACGTTCCGCACTGTCGAGTTGCCGCGCCAGGCGCAGGCCGCTCTCCAGGCGCCGGGCGCGGGCTCGCTGTCCGATTATGAGCGCCGGATCGGCCTCTCACAGGAGATCACGCCGGCACAGCGGGAGCGCGATCGGATCGACCTCAATCGCCGCTCGGAACTCGCCGGCCCGCTCATCGATCAGCTTTCCCCGGACGATGTCCAGCGCCGGATGACAGAGCGCCAGCTCGCGGTTCTGAAGCCGCTGACCGAGACCGCGGATGGTCTCGCCGCGCTCGGGGAGCGAGCGGCCGCCGCGAAGACTGCCGTCGCGCAGATCTCCACGGCGCTCGCCAATTTCCAGACGCCGGCGGAGAGGATGCGGCAGGACAGCGAACTCGCCGTGCGCTCAATCGGCGCCTATTCGTTCGAACAGCGAGCGAGCATCGCGACGGAGCAGGCGCGCGTTGCGACGCTTCGGCAGACCCATGACGAGACGCTGGCGGCGATCGCCGCGGAAGGCGCCCGCAATGCGGCGCTCGCCGAATCCGCCCGCCGTCTCGACGACATGGCGCGCGAGGCTCATGACCGGGCGCAGCTGCGCGGACTCTCGACGCTGCAGGCCGGCTTGGCCGAGCTCGATATCCGCTACGGCAGGCTGCGGGAACAGAGCGCGCCGCAGGATGCCGGGCGCATCGAGGCGCTGCGCCAGCAGGAGCGGCTCGATCGCCTTTCGCAGAGCGCGACTTCAGCGATCGACTCGGCCATGCCGCAGGAGGCGCAGCTGCGCGGGCTGCGCGACTCCCTGGACGCCATTCGCAAGCTGACCGACAGCAAGGACGGGCTCGCGGCGCTCGGGGATCGCGCAAACGATGTGACGGAGGCAATCTCCCGGCTCAATGTCGCCATGGCGCTCGCGAGCGTCTCCGTCGTCGATAGGATCAATCTGGAATCCGATCTCCGGCTGCGCGAGATCGATGCGCAGAGCCGGCAGAGCTTCTCGCTCATGGCCGCCGTCACGGCGCAGCGCGCGTTCCTCGCCGAGATCGAGCGGTCGCATAGCGTGCTCGCCGCCGCGACAGCCGCGCAGAACGCGCTGAACGAAGCCGTCGCTTCGGCGAATGCGGAGGCTTCCCGGTTCGCGAAGAGCGCCAGGGACCAACTGTATGTCCTGCAGGGCGAAACGCCGTTCGAGCGCGCGATGCGGCGGATCGATATCCAAGAGCGGGAAATGCGCCAGCGTTTGGTGCCAGGCGCCGAAGATGTCCGGCTTACGCCGCTCATGCTCGGGTTCGATCGCGCCGGCAATGCCGTGACGCGCTTCGCGTCGGTCCTCGAGGCGGTGATCGCGCGCATCTCTCCGGAGCGCGCGGCGCCCGTCCCGGCATTCGTCGCCGGCGGGCTCGATCTTTCGAGGGCGCGCGACGCCATCGCGGCGATCGAGAGTCGTGGGTCGGGCGATTATTCCGCGATCGGCCCGCGCACAGCGAGCGGAGATCGCGGCTATGGACGCTATCAAGTCATGGGGGCCAATATCCCGACGTGGACGCAGGCGGCGCTCGGGCGCGAGCTGACGCCGCAGCAATTCCTTGCCGATCCTACGGCGCAGGATGCGGTCTTCGATCGGCAGTTCGGCGCGTCGGTCGCGCGCTACGGGAGCGTCTCGGACGCTGCGTCCGTCTGGTTCACCGGCCGCCCGCTGGCGCAGGGCGCCGCGGCGAATGACAACCTCGGAACGACGGGCGCCTCCTACGTCTCGCGCTTCCTCAATGGCTACAGTGGACCCGGCGGCAGCCTATCGGTGATCGACTCCACATCGGCGAGAGATATTGGTGTCGGCGTCAACGATTTGCGGATGAGCGAATACATCTCGTCGTTCACGGACGCGCTCCAGAAGGAGAACCAATCGATCGAGCGCCAGCGCGTTCTGCTCGACGCTCAGAACGGAGTCTACGGGCTCTCCGCCGAGAAGACGGCGGAGATGACGAAAGAGGTCGAGCTGCTCACGCAGGCGCAACAGCAGGGCGCGACCAAGCAGGAGCTCGTGAACCGCTTCGGAGCCGATGGCGCCAGGATGTACGACGAGCTGCGCGGCAAGATCCACGACACCGCGCAGGCCTACGCCGCTTTGACGAAACGGCAGGAAGAGCAGCGCAGGCTCCGGGAGAATTTGGACCTCGCGCGGGGGACGGTCAACGACACGCTCAGCGGCGGGATCAGAGCGATCGCGCATAGGCAGGATGTCGGCGCCGCGCTCGAACAGTCGATGTCGTCCGCGATGGACCGGCTGATCGATGCGCAGACCAGCAGGTTCACCGAATCTTTGCTCGGGCAGACGGGCTCGACAAATGGAGGATTCCTCGGCGATCTCCTCGGGCTCGGCAAGGACCGGACGACAGCGCAGATGGACGTCAATGCGGGCGTCGTCAACGTCAATGGCGGTGTCGCCGGGGGCGTTCCTGGAGCCGCTCCAAACAGCGCCGGCGCGGGCGGCGGTGGGTTGCTCGGCGCGATTTCCTCGCTGTTCGGGGGCGGCAGTCTTCCGACCGTTGCGCAGGGCGGAATGGGCCCGGACATGCCGGCGGCGATGGCCACGAGTTCAGGAGGCGGCGGTGGGCTGCTCTCGAGCATCGGCTCGCTCTTCAGTTTCGCTGATGGCGGCGTGATGACGAGCGGGGGCGAGCTGCCATTGCATCGCAATTCGACCGGCGGAGTCGCGACCTCGCCGCAGATCGCTCTCTTCGGCGAAGGCCGTCATCCGGAAGCCTTTATCCCGATGGTCGACCCGGCCGGGATTCATGTCCGGCTCGATCCCGCCGGCGGCGCGCATGTCGAGCTTCCCGGCGGGCGCGGAATCCCCGCCGTTCTGACCGGGCCCGGCTCTCCGGAGGAGAGGGCGCTCCGGCTCGCCGGCGCGACACCGTTCGCGTTCGCCGAGGGCGGCGTGATGACGCCAGGCGGCGCTATGACGCTCCCGTCGCTCCGGGATATCGGCCGGGAGCGCGATCTCGGCCCACCGCAGACGCCGCAGGCGCCGCAGAGCTATGGCGAGCGGCCGGCCGGCGGATCGGGCCAGATGCCGCAGACGCAGGTGACGCTCGTCGGCGCACAGGGCGAGGCCGAAGTGCGCGAGACCCGGCGCCGCGATGGCGGTGTCAGCCTGGAAATCCAGTTGAAGCGCGCGGTCAAAAAGATGGTGGCGAATGGCGAACTCGATCGCGAGCTCGGCGCCAGCTTCGGCATGCGGCGTAGCGCGCGGCCATTCTGACCGCGCCTACTGGCGCTTTCTTAAATTGTAGTCGGAGGGGACAACCAACGGGTCATCGATCCCATGCTTCCGCATCAATTCGGCGGAGACACTTGGCTGCGGCGGAGTGGCGTTCGCAAGCGCGCAATGAATCAAGGGATCTGGCAGCAATGTGTGCTGGCCGCCGTTCTGACCGACCATGAAAGCCAGCAACGTCCATCCGACACGTCCGCCGAAGCCATTCTTCCAATTCACATAGCCGCAGATCACCGTAAAATTCAGACGATGGCCGGCGACGAAGGGGCCTCCGAACTCGACCGAATCGGGGTCTTTCGCCATGCGAAGGATTTCGATCTTTACCTCATCTTCAATCGACTTGCTGACGACAACCCGTTGACCGCCGCACGCGGACAGCGCCAGCGGCACAAAAAGAGCAGCAACCCGTTTCATCAGCAATCTCCCTCATGAACCGGGGGATATTGCCGAGGGCAGGGCGCGCCCGTCGAGTGGCCCGCGCTCAGTGAATATACGCAGACCTCAAACTGAAATCTCGAAATTCCCCTGACCAGGGGGAGGACGCGGATTCCTGGGCTCCGTCGGCCCCGGTTCCGCAAAAGCGGACCCGCGCGTTCCGGGCTTGGTCGGCCGGGCGCCGATGGAGGCTGAAAATGGAAAACAAAAAGCAGACCAACTTCATCGCGGATATCGCCATCATGGAGATGGAGGGCGAGCCCCGCGCCCGTGACCTCGATATCGCGGATCGGCTTGGCTTCGAGCGTCCGCGCAAAATCCGCGAGCTGATCGAGCGGAATATCGCGGAACTCCAGCGGTATGGATTGACGCCCCGCCGCGGGGCTCCAATCGTATCCGGCAAGGGGCGCGTTTCGGAAGTCGAGGAATACTGGCTCAACGAGCCGCAGGCGCTCTTGATCGCGATGCGCTCGGATGCGGAACTGGCGCCGGCCGTTCGCGAGATGCTGATCCGCGTCTTCATGGCGTGGCGGCAGGGGCGGAGCGCGCCCGCGTTCGATGAGGCGAAGATTGCGCGCATCGCCGGCGAGGCCGCCGTCGCCGCGGTCAACGCAATGCTCCCCACCATGATCGCGGAAGCCGTCGCCTCGGGCGAGTTCTCGATCGGCAAGGGCTTCACCGCGGGACAAGTCGTCGACCTCGCCAGGGTGCCGGGCGCGAGCGGGATGCGCGGGCTCGACAAGTTCGTCTCGGGCCGGCTCGTCTCGGCGCATGTCGCGCGCGGCGTCGCGATGCGCGAGGGCCGCCTCGGCAAGCGCGCCGCTCGCCTCTTCGATCCGACGACATGCCGCGAATGGCTCGCCAATGGCGGCCGTGAGGCGATCGAGCGCCGCGTCGCCACGCGCCGCGGCCAAGGCGTCCTCCCCTTCAAAAAGCCCGGCGCCTAATCCACCATGGCGGTTCCTGTTTGGCCCGCATCGCTCCCGCAGGCGATGACGCGCGACGACTATTCCGGCTCGTTCGGCGATGGCCGGGAACGCGCGCCGCCCGAGTTCGGTCCCGCGGCGATTTTCTTGAGAACATCCGCCGTTGCAGAGCCAGTGAGAGGCCGGATCATCGTCGATCTCACCGGGCTCGTGATCTTGAAGAATTTCTGGAAGGTCGATCTCGGAAGAGGGCGGAAGCCATTCCTGATGCCGGATCAGGACCGCGACGGTGCGCCGGTCACGGACAGCAATGGCGTCATCATCCTCGGCACGGACGGGAATCCCGTCCGGATCAGCGCGAAATGGCTCGTGCAATTCGTCGACCCGCCGTCGCACGCGCAGTTCGGGCTCGAATACGCAGTGACGCTCTCTCTCGAAATCCTGCCGATGTAGGGCTCTAAGCATGCGCTACGTCTCGATGAACATGCGCGCCCTTTTGCAGGGCACGAATGAAGAGGATGACGTCGGCGTCCTGCTGGCGACCATCACGCATCCCGACTTCGAAGCGCCGGTGCGCCTCTCGACGGACAACAAGGATCTGATCTCGCTGGATCCCTATGTCCGCGGAACGAAGGTCGACGATCTCGAATACATCCACGCCATTCGCGGATCACGCCTGCCGGAGTCGACCGATATCTCGCCCCGCGGCGAGCTCGTCATCAATGATCTCGACGGGAGCCTCGCCCGCGCCGTTCGAACGATCGCGCCGGAGCCGGCGACGATTTCCATGGTGATCGTGCGGGCCGCGGCGCCGGAGATCGTCGAAATCGACGTCGGCGAATGGGAGGTCGCCTCCGTCACGTCGAGAGCGGGGACGCTGACGCTCGAAATCGCCGAGACCGATCGTGACGAGCCTTTCCCGGCGCATCGGATGAGCAAGCTCAATTTTCCGGGGCTGTTCCGATGATGATGCTCGAGGCTTGGAGCAATGACTATGTCGGGATCCCGTTCGTCGCGCGCGGCGCCGATCGCAGCGGAGTGGACTGCTTCGGGCTCGTCAGGCTCGTCTTCCGCGAGCAACTCGGAATCGACCTGCCCAGCTACACCGAGTCGTATGTGACGACGCGCGAGAGCGCCGATATCGCGGCGCTGCTCTCCGATGCGCGCCAGTCCCCGGAATGGGAGCCTGTGCTGATGGGCGCAGAGCGTGAGTTCGATATCGCGCTCTGCCGCATCGGCGATTACGCGAGCCATGTCGCGATCGTCATCGGAGGAGGGCGGATGCTCCACGCCGACCATAAGAGCGGAGTCGGGACGATCCGATATCGAGACGGGATCTGGAGCCGACGCATCGTCGCCTTTGCCCGTCATGTCGAGGCGTCGCGATGAACGAGCTAGTCCGTCCCGCCGAAGCGGGGCTCACCGCGATTGCGCTGCCTTGGATCGATTATTCGCGGAAGGAGACGCGCACCTTCTCGCCCGGCGTCACGGTCGCGGAAATCGTCGCCGAGATGGTGCCGGCGCATCTGCTCTCCGATGGCTCGCCGATTCGCGTCACTGTCGATGGCGAGATCATCGATCTGGAGCGCTGGGTCGATTATCGGCCCCATGCCGGCGCGGTGTCTGTGATCCGCGTAGTTCCCGGCGGGTCGAATGGGCTGCGCTCCGTCCTGCTTCTGTCGGCGACGATCGCGGCGACGGCGCTCGGGCAGTTCTATGTCGGGCCGGCGCTCCTCGGCGCCGGCGGGCTCGGGCTCACGGGCGCCGCGCTGAATTTCGCTACCGGAGCTGCAACGCTCGGCCTCGTCACTGCGGCGACTTTTCTCGCCAATACGTTGGTACCGGTACGGCCGCAGCGCGCCAGCAGCGCCGCCGCGCAATCGCCTACCTATGCGATCTCGGGATGGCGCAATCCGGTCAATCCGGACGGCGCAATGCCGTGCCTATTCGGCCGTCACCGCATCTCGCCGTCGCACATCAATCTTCCCCATCGCGAGGTCGTCGGCGGCGACATGCACTCGCTCGGCGCGTTGACGGCGGGCTATGGCCCGATCCTGATCTCGGATATCCGCATCAAGGATACCCCGATCGATCGCTATAAGGAGGCGGCGTACGAATATCGGGAGGGGTGGCCGACTGACGGCCCGCTGACGATCTATCCCTACCAGGTGTTCGAGGAGGAGGCGTCCGTCGAGCTGCTGCGAGAGCACGCCGACAATTTCGGCGCCGACTCCCGCTGGACGGCGGCGATGATCGATAGCGTCGCCGTCGAGGTCACTTTTCGCGGCGGGCTCATCGCCTATTACGACCAGCAGAACGGGCAGACCACCACGACGCAACAGGGGCCTTGGACCGTCGTTTTCGGCGTCTCGGCCCGGCTGGAATCATCGGAGAGTTGGACAGACCTTGGCGAGTGGGAAGTCTCCGGAATGCAGCAGCGCCCGCTTGTTGCCAGCTGGGAGTGGTATCCAGAAACGCGGGGCCGCTACGAGATCAGATTCCGTCGCAACTCTGACGACTGGGACCGATGGGACCAGACATCGCAGCCCTGGAAGGTGGTCAGCGCATCGTTCTGGACTGCGATCCGCAGCTACCGGCCGGAATATCCGAACAACGCACCGGTGCACGTCGCGCTCTTCGCCGCCGACATCCGGGCAACGGAGCAACTCAACGGCAATCTCGACGAGATCAATTTTCTCGGGCAGCGCTACGCGCTCGAATGGGATCCAGGAACGCAGGAATGGGTCGAGGACGCCTGCCACAGCTGCGCGTCGGCGTTTCGCTATGCGCTGCAGGGCCCGGCTAACGCGCGCCCCGCCGCTGATGCGAAGATCGACTTGGCGCGCCTGCAGGAATGGTTCGAGCATTGCGAGCCGCTGGGGCTCGCCTATCATCGCTATCACGATTTCGAGGCTCGACGCTCCGAAGTGCTCGCCGATATCGCAGCGGCGGGCCGCGCCGTTCCGATCAAACGCGCCGGAAAATGGAGCGTCGCCTGGGATGGGATAAAGCCCGTCGTCTCAGCCTACATCAGCCCCAGGAATTCGACGGATTTTTCCTTTCGGCGCCAGTTCGTCCGCCGCCCCGATGCGCTGCGGGCGAAGTTCAATGACGAGACCAACAACTTCGAAGAGGCGGAGCGCCTCGTCATCCGCCCCGGATTCGAAGGGGACCCCGTCGTCATCGAAGAGGTCTCGCTACCGGGGATCACGCATCCCGCCGTGATCTTCCGCGAGCTGCTCCGCCGACATTACGAGATGGAGTTCCGGACAGCGGAATATTCGAACACGATGCTCTACGAAGCGATCGAGTTCGAAAAATTCGATCGCGTCCGCTTGACGAATTACACGCTGGTCGAGGCGCAAAAGACCGGGCGTGTCGTCCTGGTCGCCGGACAGTCCGTCATCCTCGATGAGGTCGTCGAGATGGAGGCGGGACAGGATTACGCGGTGATCTTCCGCCGCCCGCCGAGCGCCGATGGCGAGCCGGACATCGGTCTGGAGCGCGTTGTCGAGACCGTCGCCGGCGAGACGAACCGGCTCACTCTCGTTGGCTCCGGAGACCTTCCAGAGGAAGGCGATTTCGCATTTTTCGGGCTCGCATCGGCGACCATGCTCGACCTCGTCGTGAAGGAGATCGAGCCCGGCGACGGGCTCGAGCGCCATGTGACCTATGTCGATTATGCGCCGCAGATCTTCACGCTGACCGATTCCGTCGAGGCGCCGGCGTGGAATCCTGTCGTCGGGGAAGACATCGGCAGCAGCGACGCTCCGCCGGGCGTGCCCGAGTTCGGCGCGATCTACTCGAGCGCGCTCGATCCTCAGAGCGGGACATCTACGCTCTATGTCCCGCTGTCGCCGGGCGGTGGCGGAGCCACGACCTATTACGGTCTCCAGCATCGCCTACAGGGCGATACGGTGTGGACCGAGATCGAGTTCGGGGCGAATCCGGGAACCACGATCATCACCACCTATTCGGCCGGAGACATCGTCGAGATGCGCGCTGGGGCCGGCGGGCCGGGCGGAGAGTCCGCTTGGTCTGATATCGTCACGCACACTATCGGAGCGACGGATCCGGGGCCGAGTGGGCTGACGAGCTTTTCAGCTGCGCAGCTCGACGCGACGACATGGCGATTCACATTCTCGACGGCTCCGGCCGGCGGTGATGTGCTGATCAAATACAGGGTCGGCCACTGGACATCGTGGGCCAATCTGACCTCGCAGCTCGACGCGCAATCATCGAGCCCTCACGACAGCACGACGCCAGCGATTACAGCCGCGACTGAATATTCATTCGGCGCCCGTCTCGTCGACTCTTCTGGCGTCGAGAGCGGGACACCGATCATCGTCCAGGTCACTTCGGCCTGATCCGACACGGGCGCGACGGCGCGCCGAAGACATATCCAAAAGCAGAGAGGGCGACATGGCAGACGGGCAGGTGATCACGACTATCGATTCGGTTACGACTGTCGACGAATTTCTCGGCAACAAGGACCGTGGAATCGGCCTCGAGGGGCCGTTCCGCATCACCGCCGCCAACGCGGCGGCGCAGCTCTCCGCGCTGTTCCCACTCGAGGTCGGAAGCGTCAAGGGCCTCGCGTCGACGCCCCCGGCGAGCCCCGCGGATGGCGATTCCTACATCGTGGGAGCGAGCCCGACGGGAGCCTTCGCGACCTATGTGAACTATCACGCGAAATATAAGAGCAGCGCTTGGGTGTTTACGGCGCCGACTGCGAAGATGATGTTCGTCTTCGAGTCCGACCATCAGCCGCGGGTCTGGAACGGCTCGGCGTGGGTGCTGATCTCGCAAGGCCGGCTCACCTATGCGCTCGAAGCCTCGATGCTGGCTAACACGACGGCAGCCGCGAATGTCTCGGCCGAGGTCGTCGCCGATGTGGTCGCGACGACGGCGACGCGCTCGCGCGCGTCCAATGTCGCGACCGTCGGGACGACGGCGGCTCACGGCCTCTCTGTCGGCGCGGTCGTCAATGTGCGCGGGCTCGGCGGGGCGGGCTACAATGGCCGCGTGACGACTCTCGCAGGCACGACGGGCTCGACGATCGTCTATGCGAGCACAGGCTCCAATGAGGGCTCGACTGCCGACACCGGCGGGCAGGTGGACCGGAATGGCGTGTTCATTTCCAACGGCGCCGGCGCTTGGGCATTCGCCGAGGATCTCGGATATGACGCGCTCGATGCGCGGGTCTCGGCCGTCGAGACCAACTTCACGGAACTCGAGGCGAGCGTCGCCGAGAGCGTCGCGACGGCGGGCAGCGGGGCGACAGAGGCTCTGGCCTCGTACGTCGACACCCCGACGACCTACGGCACAGCGGCTTCGAATACGGGCGTCTCTACGCCCGTGGCGAAAGTCACATTCGAGACTGCCGCAGCCCCTCGCACCGCGAGGCTGAAGAAGGTCAAGACCTGGGCCATCTCCATCGGCAATGGCACGGGCCGGCTGATGGTGGCGCGCCCGCGCGCGAACGGGAACTACGACATCATCCACAATATCGCGCTTACCGGCATCGCTGCGACTGGCGCTCTGACGCTGGAAGCCGGGACACATTTCCCGGAAGGGATGATAATTCCGGCTGGTGCGATGGTCGGCCTCGGATCTGCGTCGGGCGGCGTCGGTTTCGCCGCTGTCGTCGCGGCTTCGACATACGTCTCGGAAAACACCGGAGGCGTCAACGCAGTCGTCACCGCATCGACCTACAAGACTGTTTTCGAGGTCGTCATCGACGACACATCCGAAGTTGCGACCGATCTCGCGCCGGCGTCATCCAATGCCGAGGTCGCTGCGCTGGCGGTGACCGACAATGGCGTCATCGAACACGGAGTCGGTCTGGTCGCCAATGCAGGAGCCAGCGATCTTGGCGCGGGCCAAGACACGCTGGTTTCGAGCCCCGGCGAGGAATTCCCCTTCAGCGGGTGGCTGACCGGCGTCATTTGCAGCCCCGTCGTCGCCGGCGACATGGATTTCGAAATTTGGACTGGCGCCGGTTCGTTTATCGACTCCTGGCGATCGACGCTCGTGGTCGGCTCAAATCTCGTCTACAGCCCGCCAGCTCCGATCCGCGTCGAGGCGGGCTGGCTCCTGTTCCGCCGTCCCGCTGGCGGTCGCATCGCGGGGTCCGTGCGCAGCCTTCCGCTCTCAAAATACTTCAACCTGAATTATACCTACGAAGGCGCGACGATCGCGACCACCACGTCATGCCCCGCGATGCGCCCGATCGTCCGGCGCCAGAAGACGACGCGTGACGTGATCGCCGATCAGATGCGCGGCCGAACGCTGCTCGGCTATGAGCCTTTCTCGGGGACATCGACGGGCGCGAATTGGACGCTGAGCGGCTGGACGTGGAACAATGGCCTGCACGCGTCGGGAGCCGGCGGCTACACGACGACGGCGATATTCGGGAAATATTCGAACGCGCAACGCAAGACGACGATCGCGCGCTTTTCGCTCAACGACGCGACCTCGAAATTCGGAATCTGCTTCGTTCCGCAGGACACCTCGCAGTTCAATCATGGCACGGTCGCGTTGCTCGACGCCTCGGCCGGAGCGAGCGCCGCCGTCCTGAAACTGTCGGGATGGAATGGCGGAGCCAGCGTCGCCGCGACGCAGACGAGCGGCGTCATCCCGTTCACGATCGCCACCGGCCGCGACTACATTTTGCAAATCGACAAGATCAATTTGAAAAATGTCCTCACGCTCATCGACACCGTGACGGGCTCGAAATTCGAGTTCGCGCATGCTCGAATGCAGAACACGGTCGATATCGTGACCGGCTATTCCGACACTGGCCGGCAATGGGGAAAAGCTGGACTCGTCCATATCTCCGGCGACGTGTTGGTGAAAGAGTTCTATCGCTACACGAACGTGCGCCAGAATCCTTATTGGCTGTGGTTCGGAGACAGCAACAGCGAGGGCGGCCTCGAGTTGGGCGACGCCTATGACCTTGCCTACGTCAATCGCCTCGAGGCATTGCGCGGAAAGGGGGACACGCTGTCAATGTCGCGCGGCGGCGCGAGCGGTGACGAGGTGATCCCCTGCCTCGATCTCGATCTCGATCCTTTCTCGCCGACTTACGCGGTGTGGAACATGGGAACCAATCCCGACAATGCTGACGCTGGTCTCGGCAATGTCACGCCGAGCCCGTCGTGGCGAACATCGACGGCTACCTTCATCACGCGCGCGCTGGCGCGCGGCGCAACCCCCGTGCTGGTTTGCAGCGCGGCTTACACCGCTAACAGCACGCGCATCCTCGGCATGAGGTCGGACATCATGTCGGGATATTTCGGCCGCTATCCCTACATCGACCTCACCATGGCGACATCGGCCGCGCTCGACGGTGTCGCCATGAACACGGCCTACGGCGATGGCCTGCACTTCAATTTCACCGGCCATCAAAAGATATTCGAGGTCATCCGCGACACCGCGCCGTATCTGCTCTGATCTGGCGCTTCTCTCCCACGAAAATAGGTGATCTATGACCGATTGGAAAAAGGTCTTGAAGACGATCGCGCCGACCGGAAAGGCGTCGATCATTTCCGCGCTCGCCGGCCTCATGCCGGAATTGATCGAAGTCGCGGACCTTTCGACCCCGCGTCGCGTCGCGCACTTCCTCGCGCAACTAGCGCACGAGAGCGCCGGCTTTCGAACCACGGTCGAGTATGCGAGCGGCGCGGCCTATGAGGGGCGCAAAGACCTCGGCAACACGCGCCCGGGCGATGGCGTGCGCTTCAAAGGCCGAGGGCTGATCCAGGTCACCGGCCGCGCGAACTATGTCACCTACGGCGATGCGATCGGTCAGGATCTCGTGAACTTTCCCGAGGAAGCCGCGAAGTTCCCCGCGGCAGCTCTCACCGCCGCGCATTACTGGCGCAGGCGCGCACTCAACGCCGACGCCGACGCCGACGACCTCGTTCATGTGACGAAGAAGATCAACGGCGGCCGGAACGGCCTTGCGCAGCGCGCGGCTTATCTGAAGGCCGCAAAGCGCGCGCTCGCGGCTCCGCGCGCCGAGCAAGTCGTCGAGCCGGAAATGCAGATCACCGCATCCGACCTCCGCGCCGCTGGCTCGCGCACGGTCAAGGGAGCCGATCTCGCGCAACAGGGCCTCGCCGGCTCGCTGGCATCGATCGGCGGAGCGACGGCCGCGCTCTCCCAGGTGCAGGACGTGGCGAGCCAAGCGCAAGAGGCCGTCGTCGCGGTCCAGAGCGGCGTCGGCGCGCTCGAAACGCTCCGCACCTATTGGCCTCTGCTCGCCGTCGTCGCGCTCACCTGCGCCGCCGCCTTCTTCGTCTGGCGCGCGTGGCGCGGCGCTCACCTCGTCAAGATCGCCCGCGTCGACGACGCCGTGAGCGGCCTCAATATCGGGCGGTGACGCAATGCCGCTCCTCGCCATTCTCCTCCCGGCCGCGCGCGGTGCGCTTGGCCTCCTCTCGGCCGTCATCCGAACGCCGATCGGCGCGGCGGCGCTCGCCGCCGTCATCGCATGGCTCGTCGCCGGCCATCGCGAGCGCGCCGCGTGCGAGGCGCGCGCCACGGCGCTCCGCTTGGAGCTCCAGCGCGCCGCCGACGCCGAGCACGTCCGGCGCGAGGCGGCCATTGCCGAGGCGCGCGCCGCCGGCCTCGCCGAATCGGAGGCGCTGGCCCGCAAGAGCCTCGACCTCGAAACCCGACTGAAGGAATCCGAAGATGCGTCTCATGCTGCCGATCGCCGCCCTTGTCTCGATGGCGCTGCAAGCCTGCGTCTCGACCGGCTCGCCCAATAGCAGCCGGACCCGGCCCGTGCGCGAGCTGGCGCAGTCGGCAGCGCCGGGCGATCTCGACGCGCCTTGCGCGCGCCCTGTCCGCCTCTCTGGCGCGCTCGGCGCCGGGGCCGTCGAAAGGCTCTGGGGGCGCGACAGGGCCTCGCTGGTGGCGTGCGGCGACCGCCACGCTGCGAACGTCCGATGGCGGCTCCGCCGCGACGCTGGCCTCGCCGGCCGGTAATCACGCCTGATCGTCGATAATTTTCGCAAAGAAATTCGAGACGACGATCGCGACATACATCGACCCCATGAGTCCGATCGGGACGGCGACATTAGCGATAAGAGATGCTGTGTATTCGTCGCTCGGATCGAACTTCACGAAACGGCTCAAAATATAGATCATAGACATAAACGTCGCAGAAAACGTTGAAATCTCTGTGGCAGAGCGTGCCAAATCTGTTGCGGTATTCATGGCGTCCTCGCAAAAATGTTGCGACTGGCGATCATATGCCGCGCGCGTCGGGGCCGCACGTCCCGAAAAACACTTAGTTCCGCGCCGGGCGGCCTCCCGGCAATCCCTGAAAGGTCTGAAATGAGAAACGCTTCTGCGTTCACGGGAGCGCCGGGCGGCGCACGAAATGGTCCGTGACCTTCTCGGCCGCGCCGGCGCCTATGTCGTTGTGGCGCTCATCATCATCGCTCTAGCGATCGGTGGGCTCGCGGAGAGGCTGTGCCGGCCGAGGCGTTGAGTTTTTTCTTGATCGAATCTCAAAATCGGCGGCGCGATGGCGCGCGCGCTCGCATGAATGTCAATTCAATCATGCGGTTAATGCTGTCCTGTTTTCTTCACCGATCTTTGACCGCGAGCCACTGCGGTGAGCTGGGCGGCTACTGTGTCGAGTAGCTGGCCTACGTGAGCAATAGGGGCGAGAGAGTCGGCCGCGTGCACACGAAATGGTTGCGCGCAGGCCAGCGCAACCGTTCCCGAAAAACCAGACATTCTGTCAACCGAGCCGGCCGGTCGCCGGCAATCTCGAAAAATAGGTGCTCTATGAACGCTTCCGCTCTCGCGGTCGGCGCGCTGGCGTGCGTCGCCGCGTTCCTGTTGCTGTTTCCCTTCGTTCCCGAAATTTCGGCCGGCGTCCGCACGCTGCGCGGCGCTATCGCGCTCTTCGTTTTCTCGCGCCTGGGCGATTTCGAGCGCAAGGCCCTGGCGGTGACGGCTGCCGCAGCCACGATCTCGGCGCTCGTCATCCCGGCGCCCTGGGGCGCCATCATCGCGGGGTGCGAGATCGCGGC